TTATTGTGGAGCCATTAATAAACCCTGTTCTACTAACGCTATCAAAAGGTATGTCAGCTCGTTCAAAGCTTAATACTAAATTGTTTCCGCTTGTGTTATAAAACTTAATAGTTTTAAAGGAGTCTGCGTCTGAGTTAGTAACGTCCCCTGCTGGATTATGAGTTGCTAAATACTGCGATGAGTTTCCACCTAAAGAAAATTCAACTTTGTTGTTATGTTGACGTAAAGCCTCAACAATATGCTCAACACCATCAGCTAAATCAATAGTAGACGGACTCTTTGACCCGTGATAACTACCCATCCCCTTACCATACCCTGAATAAATGTTACCGTAGATATTAGCAGTGCCGCTTGTGACGGTTATAGAGTCTATAAGAGAGCTAGCAGCAACTTGGTTTTCAAACCTTCCGTTAAAGATAGGGGGCACAACAATACCCTCGTCATACACACAAACAGGTTCAATTATGTTAGTTATAATACTGGGCATTAAATAATTACTCTATTATTGAACTATCGACCCTACGCCGCATAACGAAGTAGGTGTGGTGTACCATTTTTTACGTTGCTGCTCGAAAACATCACGTTTTTCATCAACAGTTAACGCAGCATTTATAAACGCCATCTCACAATAAGCGCCTTCAAATATTCTGTCGCTGCCACTAGCAGTATGATTAAACCCGGTAGCCCAACGTGTTCTTGCATACCCATTAAAATTTAATGAGTCAGATAACTTAAACCCATTGACCCAAAGCTCACTTGTAGCAACGTCGCCAACATGCCATTCCAGTAAGTACGTGTATGCTTCACCAATGACAATCTCAGTTTCATGCTTAGGGTTACCAAATACTGATTGACCTGTGCCTACAGCAACACTGTTGTACCCGCCGCCTTCATCAATCATTAGTACATGCTCATTATGAGCATTAGTTAAAATAACTGAATCATTATAATTAGGGCTCCCATCAAAGCCTTTAATATCTAAAACAGCTGTAACAATTGCTGTGATAGTTCCGGCTTGTGGGATGCCTGCAGTAGGAGTGAAATCTATGTAATCACCACTATTTCCAGTAGCATCAGCTCTATAGGCTGCGTTACGGAATTGGGCTACACGTTTTCGTGCTACTCGACGGTTTCCCCATGTAGGCGCTCCAGCTATGATTTCGTGCTCTTGCTGCGTCTTTTGGTCTTTAAGACTTAAAATCTTATTGCGATGATCAACTTCACAGGCATCGGGTAAACTGAAATCAAACCAGTTCACCAGGGGTAAATCATCTAATGTAGTGATAGCCATATTGTTTTCGTAACCTTAGCTAAATAGCTGTAATAAAAATGTAGGTATATGGATGCCCATCACCTTATAAAATCGCCGTGTTTTTGTTGTGCAAAGCCTTCTAAGTTACCGACTCTTTCAGACAAAAAGATAATGCTTTGCATGGCCTCTAAATGCTGCTCTTCGCAGTTAGCCAACTTGTCCTCTGTATGTTGTATTCGATTGTTAAGGGAAGAAACATGTTTTGCTTCAAGGGCGTTATGCCCTTTCCACAAAATAACCATGCCACCAGCTAACGCAATAACCATTGCAGAAGCAATTTCAATGACTTCTAATTCAATCATTACTAGCTTTCTTTGTTTTTAGCGTTACGAAAGTTTTGTGCAAGCAAATTAACAAACATTTGTACACCAGGGACTGCTTTTTGTACTTTTACTGGAACCCATGCTGCTAATGCTGCACCACCGCCCATTGTGGACAAAATAGTTAATAATATATCTACATAATCCCAACGATGTAACGTACCAGTTTCTTCTAAGCTTTGGCCAAAACACGCTAAAGGCGCTGCTACAAGTATTGCTATTAATACTGCTTTCATTGATATTTCCTCAATAATTTTAATAAGTAATAAATAAGTAAAGCGTTAGGGCTTTACCCACACCGTAGATGGAATCACCTCCTCGACTTACATAAATAAATAAGTTATATGCCAATATCAGCACACAACAGTGACTGTAAATCATCAGTTTTTATTTTTCTGAAGAAATTTTTATTTTCTGGAAAGAGCCACTATTCGTGGCTAGAGAAAAGAACGTTTTTATTAATAATAAGCGTTGATAGGCACTACTAGAGAGCGCCTAACGAAGATGTTTATCAGGTATAGCGTTTGTTGCCTACCTATCCCAAGATGCCACACGCCGCTTTTCAGTGTAATACGCGTCTTCACAATGATCTTCTCCTAGAAAACCATCAATTACCTTACGAAAGGTCCCCCAAGCAGGTCGATTACGTAAACGATAAGCCCTAGAGCTGGTGGTTTCATCAGGATTACCCGCCAAAACAATGACGTTAAAGCCTTGCGTTAACCAAATCAGTACTCTAAATAGATACTTTTTCATGCCGAACCTCTTTCGTATTAAAACATTGGTATACCATTCGGTTGCTTGTTGGATCGCTTTCTATTTCGCGCTTTTCATGCCGGTTAATAGTAAACCCTGCATGCCACAGCAAATGATACATTTCAGGTATTCCTCTTTTAGGTTCTGTAGCTTGGAGTATTAGCGCTGCATTAGGCTTAAGAATTCTTTTTAACTGCGCAATATACTCTTTAGCCACCATGCGTTTATTACTGGCTAAAATGTTTGTTTTACCAGCAACTCCCATTAAATCTATATCAAAAATAACAGCGTCAAAACGCTTATTAGTTTTATTTACGTAGTGGTACATATTGTCCACTTCAATAGTAAGAGAAATATGCGACATAATTGATTGATAAAAACTGACTAATTCAGGCAACAGCTCAACAGTAGTAACATTACCGTGCTTAACGGCTGCTTCACTAGTATTCCCAAACCCTAAACCACATACAAGTATTTCATTATTTGTACCTTGTAGATTTGCGTAGTCAACTAAATGGCACTTCCAATGCCCACCAATCATAATAACTTTATTGTTTTTTTCCCACAATAATTGCCCATTTTTAACTAATATTTTTAAGCTGTAATTTTCATGCACTGTTTCAAACAAAGTACTGTCAGCAACACTTTCGTATTTTTTATCTGTAGCTGCGTCCATTTAAAAAGCCCACGTAGTTGAGTCAAAGATAGTATTGTCGTCAAATACAGGCAGTGTTGCTTTTAAGCTTGTTGTATACGCATGTAAATTTAAAGACCGTGTACCTCTAGCTACTAAAACAATGTCGTACAGTTCTTGTAATTGCGGTTTAGTCAACGTTAGTAAAGTGTTATCTGATAGCGTCCAATCTAACGTTACAATGTTTAATGAATCCCACAACAATAATGCATTGCTCATACGAGATTCTGCTTTTTCGTTGCAATCAACTGTCACTGTTCCTTCACTAAAAGTAATTTCAACAGGGGTAGTTTCTTTATCATCTCTAATTTTATTAAGGAGGTTTCTTTGCTCCACTACTTTAGCGGCATTTAAACGTAAATTCATACTGCAGGGACCTCAATAGTCACGGGTAAATACAAAGGATGGCTAAGTTCAAGTATATAGTTACCTACTAAATCGGCTGTAAAAGTAATTGATCCATCGTATTCTTCTTCTGTTTCGCCCAACACTGTTAATACAGTACCTTCAGGCAAAAAAGATAAAGAAAAACAATCTTCCCCATCTGCTGTAATTGACAGTTTATTAAAAATATAAGGGATGTCTTCTTTACTGACTACTTCAGTCAAACTGTCGTTTAAACGATCCTTTGAAGTGTATGCACCATCAAAAGTTGCTCTGCCTTCATCTATATTGTTAACTGGGTTACTTGCATCACCATCTGCTACCCATAATAATTGTTTTGTCGTAGTAGAAAAAACACTCATTTTTTTATTGTTGTGCAATGACATTATTTTTTGCCTCCCATAAATATGCCTGTGCCTGCATTCCATGTTGCATAGTGATCACCATATCCACCATTAAAGCCACTTGCTTTAGAGCCTGACCAAGTATCATGAACTTTTACAGCCCATCGAAAACGTATTTGACTTTTGTTTTCACACTCAGCCAAACTAAAAGTTGTCCATTCACTGCCTTTTAAGTTTACATACTCAAACTGGTCTCCACCGCATGAATAACCGCTACCAACAGTGCCCACTTCCTTAACTACTTTTTGATCTCGAACAATCCATTGGTTGAGGGCTTGATCGTAATCTTCTAAATATAATATTACTTGTATTGCTTCAGTTTGACTTGCCATAAAGATCTCTTAATAGTTTTTTATCACATTCCCGGACTTCGATACCCGTACGCTTTTCCAAATACATCGAAAGTAAATTGAATAGCAAAAGATGTTGATTCATGTGCATCACTAAAATCCAACGATGCTGTTGTACCAATATCCCATTCCACGGTATTACCGTTTAGCTCTCTTACTCGTTGTTCACTTTGCCCAATAGTTGTGATTACTTGAGGCACAAAAATAGAGTTATCGGCTATTTCTAACGTATCGACAGTTAGTTTAGCGATATAAGTAGTTTTATTTTCAGGCGTAATTTGGCCTATAAAAGGTGGGGTGCGATCAAAAACAACGTTGTCAACAATTGCTGTTGAACTAACAGTGTAAAAACTACTGTCAACAAAAAATACTAAATTAACAACAGTTTCTGTTGTGTGGATTAAAACATCGTTGTGATAGTAATAAATTTTATTATCTTTATAAGCTACCGCAAACGTATCATCTACAGCTACTGTAACAAATACCTGACTATTAGTGACTGGGCTTCTTAATGGAGAACTATTTTCAAAAATTTTTCCTTGTTCTCCATTTATATACCAACAATGATCAATACCCTCATAGCTTAGGTTACTGCTTGGGTCTGCGTTTAACCCAAGCATGTAACTTCCTGCGATTCTTTTTGTTTTAAACTTTACGTAACAACCTTTTTCATAAGAGTAATCACTGTACGCTTGTGCGTTCCACCCGTTTGTGCCACTTTTTGTAATAACGCCATTGTCATCAACAATTACGCCGCCCAATGCATCGGAAGACGATGTAGTCCAAGCAATACTTCCTGCGTCAGAACCTTGATCACCTTGATCACCTTGTATAATAAATTCTGTAACTGTAGACCAACCTGAGTTACTCCAATTACCAAAGTTAACGCTATACTTAGTCTCAGACCTATACGTAATCTTACCTGTTTCAAAATAAGCAATATCTGCCCAACCAAAAGGAACCGTTTCTGTAGTTCCGTTAAACGCTCCTCCTGTTGGAGTGTTAGGAGCTGCGCTTCCAATTGTTACGTTTTTATACACATAAGATATATAAGAGCCATCGTTACCATTAAAGTAATCAACGTTAAATTCAGGGGTTACCCCGTCAGAGATAAGAACAGTATTGTCTGCCCCGTCATTTACAGTGACTGTTCCGTTACCGTTATCTAGTACTGTAGGTATAGGCGCGTTACCACCATCTGATATAGTTATTGAACCGTTTTGCCCAGTTATAGTGTAAGAACCCCCTCCAATATCAGCTACTGTAGGAATGTCTCCTGTGTCTCCTTTAACACCTTGTATAAGTGACCAAGTATAATCACCAGGAGTATTTGATTCTGCATCGGTTGTTTTATTGTAAGCCAACCCTATGTAAGGTTTTCCAATAGGGCTGTCGTTTAATCCAGTACCTACGTTATCGTCGGCATATTTTATCCATGTGTATACAGGATCGCCTTGTGCGCCTTTTACTAATACCCAACTATAATCACTGTAGGTTGTACTATCAGTTTCAGTAGTATCAGCATACGTACCTAAATACGTTGCGTTTGCAAAAATAGAAGTATTAAAATTTACGCTACCATCGGCTGAAGTCGCCCAAGCTGTATGAAAGTAAGCTGAATCACCCTGTACAGAGAATCCTCGATATCCTCGTGGTCCTTCAGGGCCTTTTATTAAAGACCAATTCCACGACTCACTGTCTTCCGATGCATCAGCTTCTGTTTCATCAGTGTACGTACCTATATACGTTGCATCTGTCGCACTTGTTGTACTAAAATCATCACCAGTAGCACTTGTGGCATACGCAACATGAAAGTACATTGATGTTCCATGTACAACTGTACCAGGATCTCCTTTTGGGCCTTGAATTAAAGACCACGTATAATCAGCAGCATTAGTTGATTCATTAGCAGTTGATTTATTGTACGCCAGCCCTATCCAAAATTTGCCAGTAGGTAAATCAGCAAGCCCAGTGCCAGAGGCATCATCGCCGTATTTAATCCAAGTATAAAGTGAGTTGCCGTCTGGCCCTCTTACTCCAACGTTACCTGTAGGCGCAAACATTACACTGTCAAAAGTGTATGCGTAACCTGTTGAATGTTGACTACTATCAACATAGAGCGTTTGGTCAGGAGCTGTTATCGTAGTGTGTAACAGCGTTTCATTCATATAATAACGCACAACTGAATTATCATATGCAATAGTGAAAATATCATTAACTGAGCGATTTTCTAGCCAGATTCGCTGATCCTCTATATCTGCTAGGTGTGCTCTTTCCGGATTCATTACCCAAAACCCATTTTCAAAAATAGATAAATTGCCGTCCCAGCGTAGATAAAAAACAAAATCAATCTTGTTATAACTTGCGCCATCAGCAGGATCAGTAGTTAACCCTACCATTATGCTTTTATTTATTGTTAAAGAACGAAAGCTCATATAACAAGCGCCTTGATACCCAACAGTGCTGTATGCTTGGGAATCCCAGGCAGGAGGTGTAGGAGGTGTAGGAGGTGTATTCTCTACAAAAGTTTTTCTAAGTTGCCCTTGATCGTTAACTTCCATTCCATCTAATTGCCAATCTAATTGGCCACCAAGAGCGCCGCCATCTCCAGTATCGCCTTTAGACCCAACATACTTAACGTACGTTAATGCGCTTGGAATACTGACAGGTACGCTACCAGACCACTCATAAAAATTAACAAACTCATGTCCTGCAACATAAGAAAAACTTGCATTATCACCAGCAACGCTCGTTGCATAGATAGCAATAACGCCAGAGTCAGTAGGAGTATCTCCGTTGTCACCAATGTATTTTACAAAACCAGAATCAAATACATCATCCCCTATAGTAGGTGCTACGCCTGTGTACTCATAGTATTTAATAAACTTTAAATTTACTGAAGGAGTAAAACTTGCATTAAGCCCACTTACATTTTCAGCGTAAGCAATAATTAAACTTGAGCTTGTACCGTTGTCTCCTCTAATTTTTGCCCAAGTGTAATCTGCTGCAGTGGCAGAATCTGTTATTTCGTCATCAGTGTAGCTACCAATGTAAGTAGCGCCTGCAGGAGATTGATTAAAGTTTGCGCCTGCATCACTAGTTCCGTAAGCTAAATGTAAATACGCACTTACGCCTGGATTACCATCAGAGTATTCAATACCTTTTTCAGGCACAAACTTAGCAGCTGCACCATATGTATATGACGCAGCATTACCAGCTTTTGTGCCTGATCTTACGTATAAATCTCCGACAGTAAATGCATCTTGCCAAGAACTTGACCCATCGACACTGTACTGCAATTTAACAGATGTGCCATTAACTCCGGGAGTAGGCGCAAAATAATCTACGCCAAGTTCTGGCATAGCGCCATCAGCAGGAAGCGAAAATACATGCACTTCGTAAAATACGCCACCATCATTACTTGATGACCATATACTAATTTCATTAGCGCCAGCAATTAAGTTAGTTGCCGTAAACGCGTAAAATTGTGTAACTTCATCAGGTCCTGACATTGTGCCTAAATCAACGCTGTTTAAGCCAACATGAATATCCCCTTCTGCGTCACGCGCTTTAACTTTTATTAAGCACTTTCCACTAATAGCAGAAGTAAAAGTTAATTTATCTCCGCCCGCATAATTTGTGTTTGTTTGAAAAAAATTAGCGCCTTTCCATGAAAATATAGAAGGATCTACTGCGTCAACACCATCAGCACCATCATTAATAATAATTGATTGTCCATCATTAAACGTAACTGTTGTTACGCCGTTTGCAGTTTCCGTTGCAGATAAAAGAACGCTAGTGCCTTCAACACCCGCTCTTACTTTAGTCAAGGTTTGTTCTTTAGTAATACTAAAAGCAACGCCAGAAGCACGCTTTCCTGTAATAGTGTATGTCACAGAAGCAACATCAGTTGTCATATTAGTATGCTCACTAACTAAAGCAGCATTAGCCCCTGATCCAGTAATAGCGCTGCCTAAAGCAATGCCTGTTGGAACGGCAGAGATTGTGTAATGACTTTTAGCCGATCCTACGCCGTCATAATCTAGCTCATTGACACCTTCATACACTCTAATTTCTGTGCCTGAATTGGCATAACTACTTACAACACCCGTGTCATTTGCAGGAATTGCATGCGCTTCATTTGCTAAAACAATCGTTAATGCTGATTCAACTTCTTTAGTAATTTCTAAGTTTTTAATCAGTAAAGGACGCGTACCAAGATCGCTCCAATTTAATATCTGGGCACTAACAACTACTGCGCCAGCGGGAACAACATAATCGTATTCAACAGTTGTCCATGAATCGATGACGCTTGCGTTAGCAATAATTTGTGTGTACCCAGGCACGCCAGGATTATTACTTAGTCCTTTTACATCAGGCAGTGATGCGTCTTGTGTTGTTTCTAAATAAATCTTGTCACTGGGTAACGCTACATTGTCTTGGATCATACGTAAGTACAATCCACCGCTACCCGTTTCGCCGTCAATGTCTGCAACAGTTTTATAACTAAACCGTATTTTGTAAGTTTGATTTTCTTGTACTTTAAAAGCAGGAAAAACAACCGCAAGACTACCGTCTGTATCACTCTTTAACACAAGCGCATTTTCTGTAGCGTCGTAAGAAATATTATCGCGTGTTGCGCTTCTACTGCCTTGTGCACGATCGACCCATTGCGCCGAACTAAAGCCACTCTCACCTTGTACACCTGGCTTAAGGCCAAAAATTGTAAACGTATCAGTATCTAAAATAGCCGCATTATTGTCTTCTGTAAGTTCAACAGTAACAATAACAGGTAAATCACTGTGCGCATTAGGCGGTGTATAAGCATAAGTTGCAGAAGTACTGCTGGCTTGCACAGAAACGCCGTTAACTTTAAAAGTGTATTTTGCAACGCCTACAACGTTAACTGGAGTAGCTGTTATTGTAAAAGCTGCGCTAGGTACGGGCGTAGTGCCATCAGCTGCATAAGTGATTGCTTGTTTAGGCGAAGTCAAAGAAACACTTCTAGCGTTACTAACAGTACCGTCAGTTCCGACAAAACGAACAAACGTTGCAGCAGTTACTAGCGCATCAGATAAAGCAGGTACATCATCTACCCATTCAACAAAACTTACCCAGACTTGATCATCATTATGAGCAAAAGAAGTTTGGCCTACAACGCCACTACCATCTTTAGAATAAACAGCTACAACACCAGAGTTAACAGCAGGGTCACCGTCTTCCCCGATAAATCGTACGTATCCGCCGGCATAAACACTATCGGATATGTCATTAACAGCTGCTCCAGTGGACTCAACATACTTAATGAATTTTAAAGTACCTTGAGTAAAACTTTTGTCTTGTCCGTTAGTTCCTGAAGCATAAGCAATTTTAACGCTACCTGCGACGCCGGGCGTACCATCATTAATAATTATTTCACTGGCATCACTAAACGTAACTACTGTTACGCCATTAGTTGTTGCAGTGTTAGTAATTGTAATGCCTGCAGCGCCGCGCTGACTAAAAATATCCCAGTACGTGTTGGGGATGTTTGTACCAGTCGGATCAGTATCAGTATCTGTTCCTAAATGCACTAAAATACAAATATAGATTTGGTCGTTAAAAGAAACCATATCACCAAGTACATAGTCCAATGCGTCATTGTGTAGACCACGATATGCATTACGTGTAGCAGAATCTTCAGGCAACCCTGTACCGCTTATGTCAGCCCACTCTTGAGAAGTATTAGCTATTGAATCCCCAAGAACTCCAGATTCTATCAGAGGAGTAGGTGGAACAAGAACGCCATCGCCATTATAGTATCCGGGAATATAAATACCAATTCCACTGGCTTGTACTACACCGGCTTTATCTATTTGCCAACCAGTTTTAAGCTCATCGTCCCAATCGGTAGACGAAATTTTATCTTTAATTTTAGCGTTAGTAATAGAAGCGTTGGCAATCTTTCCTTCAGTAATATTTCCGTCAGTTATCATAGCTGCAACAATAGTAGCGTCTGCAATAACAGCTGAATTAATATATACCGCACCATCGTCAACAATAAAAGGAACTATACTATTATCTGCTGAACCGCCAGGATGCGTTATAGCAAAACGATCTGCATTAACAATAAACGTAGATGTGGCAGTTGCATCATATGCTTCACTGTATAAACCAAAGCCTGCGACATTTCCGTCAACATCAAGTTTAACTGAGTATTGAGCAGTTAGACCGTCTTCTCCCGCAACAGTATTTTGTAATACTTCTATAGAAGAAAATTGTCCGTTATAACTAGACTGAAGAGTGTTTACGCTTGTCGCTACAGCTTCATACTGCGCTGCTCTTGTAGTAGCTTCTGAAGCTATTACTGCCGTAACTGCAGCGTTTTCATCGCTAACGGCAGAAAGTAATGAAGCCGTAGCAATTTCATACGAAGATCGACGGTCAATTTCGTCAACTAAATCAGTTGCTGTTACAGTAATTTGATTAATAGTTGAATTAAGCGATGAAGATAACAAGCTGCTATTAATTTGCCCTGACAGCAACTGAATCATTTGAGTAGTAGTAGGAATAGTTGTTGCTACAGCAGGTCCAATTAGCTCGCCTCTTGTGCCAATAACTGAATGCACTTCTACCCAGTAATACCAAGTTTCTGGTAAATACGCTTCGGCCCCATTTTCTTCGGCTGCTGTTATTTGATCAAAATAAGTATTGCCAGTAACTACTGCTAGATTAGTTTTTAAAAGCTCATCATTAATAGCACTGCGATAAAGCACTGTGTACGCCACAGCTTCAGGATTACTCGCTGAGTAATCCCATTCAATTCTAATACCTCCTAGTACAGGAGTAGCACTAATTCCTAGTGGATTGCTTGGATCTCCCGGTTGAATAACATTAGAGCTGTAACCTGACCCAGTACCACAATATAAAACCATAACTCACTCACAAATTAAAATCATTTGGAGTGTTATACCTAAAGCAAAAATACTTTTCTTATCTTTTCTCATGGGGCCTCCGGCCCCTTTTATGCAAAATTATAAATACGATTACTAACTTACTTTTAAGGACTTTTATGACCGCTCCTATTACCTCTGATGCTGCTAATTATGTATGGGCATCTCATGTTTATCTAGATCACCCATTGCCTTTAAACTTTCGAGATTGGAACCAAAGACAACTTGAAGATTACTGCCTGCACAACAGCTGGCTGCGGTTTCATTTTACAAATGGCAAAGCAGCGTTTAACGCAATTGCTGAACTCGCTGCACTAAAAGTATCTCCCAACCCACAATAAGCCGTATTATCTTGATTTTAAAGGAATTATTATGCAACAAGAATGGATTAACTTAGCCAAATACCTTACCGACGGTGGTTACACAAAAAATCAATTTGAATTTTGGAAACGTCACCGTAAAAACCCTTTAGTACTTGGCAATCATTACGTATCAGGGTCTAATGGCAGTTCAGTTAACATAAGGAGCATGGATCAATGGTGGAGCGAAGGTGGCCCGTATGTATCGACAATAAACGTGGAAAGCCGCGCGTCAGAATCTACAAAGGTGGCGGTAAACTTGTCTTCAACAAAACGCTCGATGTCAACATTAACACCAAAAGTGGTATCGCCGAAGCGATTAGGCTAAGAGACGAAGTTAAGCACCGACTTAAGTTTGGTATTGCACTAAGACAAGAAGAAGTTACTCAAGTGCATCTATTTCATATCGCTGCACAAGAGTACCTCGATGAACTAGGCGGCGCTTATTCCACCCATTTAGACTACGAAGGCATCATTAACGGCTGGTGGTTGCCTGTATTTGGTAAGTGCTTAACCGAAGAAATTACTACAAAGGAAATCAAAAAAGTATTAGATGCTCGGCAAGTTGCTGGTCGTAAAGTGTCCCGCAAACGTAAAAAGAACGCGTTAATTCCGTTGCGCGGAATATTTAATCATTTAGACATCAAACCAAACCCTGCTGATTTTCATCTCAAGAAAAGCGACGAAGACCAGAAAAAGCCTGTGGAACGTTATTTACCCGAAGAGCGCAGTCGTTTGTTGTCTGCGCTTAAAGGTGAGCAGTTAGTTTACTTTGCAATACTCTTGGGTTGTGGACTTAGACCTGCTGGCGAGGTTTTAGCGCTGCAGTGGAAAGATTATAACGGTAAGCAATTGCACGTCAGCAAGACGATTACACGGCGTCGAATGAAGTATTCAACTAAAACTTACGTATCTCGTAAAGTTGCTGTGCCTACTTGGGTACAAGAAATACTCAACCAGCACCCTACTCGTTTTAAGAACAGTTATATCTTCTTAAACAAGTTTGATAGTTTTTACTGTGATGCCGATAATTTCAATAAAGAGTGGAAGCTTGCGCATACGGCTACCGATACTGCGTATCGCGTACCGTATACGTGCCGCCATACACGGGCAGCAGAGTTATTGTCCATAGGAATTGCACCCGCAGAAGCGGCGAAACAATTAGGCCACTCATTGCAGATGTTTTTAGACACGTATTCAGAATTTATTGACGAATATTGCTCAGAACAAGACCCTTTGAGGTTTGAAGGCATAGCGCCTCAAATTCAAAAACAGTCCCAAAACAGTCCCAAAACCGAAGTTGTTCCCATTGGGAATAAAAAAGGAATGTAAATCAACGACTTAGCACTTGACAAATGGCGGACCGGACGGGACTCGAAGCTGCTTTTACCCTTTTCAGCACAGTACAACAAACCTTAAAAACCCATATATAACAACAGCATAGGCTTCCTGCCCTGTGCTGCAATTTGCTCATTCATTTTCCAATCGTCCCAGAAACAGTTCCAGAAATAACATTCTGGCCTGTAATTGTGGCCGCTCAAAATTCTTCCAGAAAACTTATTAGGCGCTTGATAGTGTCGCTAACCCAAAAAAAGGAACTCTTATGTTTAAAGATTTATCGCAGCTGTGCGAAAACAGCCCTAATTGCCTTAACCAAAAAACCCTAGAAACGCTTTATTGCGAACAATGTACTTATATAGATACCCCAATACAGCTGTGCGAAGAAGATTACCGCTCAGATGCTCGTTTTGAAAATTACGAATTCGCTGTAGAAACTCCCGTTTCTGAAGCACGCCCCGCACCTGAATTTCTCAAAGCAGCTGCTGGCCACATGGAAGATCGTGCAACTACGTACGACAACCCAGCTGGTGAACGTTCTATGGCTGCTGCAGTGGCTGCATTTAACGCAGTTACTGGCGATGGTGAAATGAACAGTGAAGAACGTGGTTGGATATTCATGACTTTATTAAAAGCTGTACGTACACAACAAGGGGGTTATCGAGAAGATAACTACGAAGACGGTGCTGCGTATTTTGCATTAAGTGGTGAAGCCGCTTCAGCTAATCGAGTTGCACCTACTTCTACTCTTTCTTAAGGATTCTTATGACTGCTTATACAGGCACAACTAGTGTCCCTTTATCAGTGGCGGTATTCCTAGCTACTGATCATTACGATCACGACCCTAACACTATCTCTGCTACTCGATTATTGAAATCAGTGCGGCAAACAGTGCTTTCGGCCAGAGTGCCAGAAGAAGAAGCTAATACTGACTTAATAAGCTTATTCAAGTCACGTATTGGAACTGCAATTCATGACGGTATTGAAAAAGCCTGGTTAGGTGACTATCAAAACGCTATGCGTCTTTTAGGGCACGCAGACAAAGTAATTCAACGCGTCAAAGTTAACCCAACTGAGGTAGGGCCTGACGATATACCCATTTACATGGAACAGCGGTACTACAAAACTTTTCAAGGCAAACGTTTATCTGGAAAAGTAGATTTTATCTGTAATGGCCGACTTGAAGATTTTAAATCAACAGGTACATACACATGGAATGCTGAGAATAAAGATAAAGACTATCAGCTACAAGGCAGTATTTATCGCTGGTTAGCTCCAGAGGTGATAACTGAAAATGTATTTGCTATTCAATTTTTGTTTACAGATTGGAAACCTGCATTTGCAGCAAATGATCCTAAGTACCCTGCTAGTCCAGTAATGGAACGTCTAATTCCGCTTATGTCTCTTGAAGAAACTGAACGCTATGTAAGTGAAAAAATAGCGCTCATTAATAAATTAGAGCATGCCGCTGATGAAGACATTCCATTGTGTACTGACCATGAATTATGGAGGCGTGCACCTGTATATAAATACTTTAAAAATCCTGCTAAGACTAGTCGCAGTACTAAAAACTTTACTAGCTCAGCTGAAGCGTACATGCGCCTTCATGAAGACGGCAATGTAGGGATTGTTAAAGAGATACCTGGGAAAGTCATTGCGTGTAACTACTGCAGTGCATATCCAGTGTGCAAACAAAAAGATTCTTATTTAGCCAATGGCTCACTCTAAATTAAGGAAGATTAAATGAACAACCGATTAAAGCCTGTATCAGAGATGGAATTTCATCCTATACAGGAAAAGTTAGTAAATATTCTTTGTGAAAAAACTCAGAATACCAACCCACTGTTTTTCCGAATCTCAGTGTCATATTACTTTGCAACTGTCGCTGCAATGATGCGAGCCAATGTAGCTACTTTAGATGGTGGTGATGTACCTATCAACATGTACACCGTAAACCTGTCTACTTCAGGCAGCGGAAAAGGTGTGTCTACTAACTTTATGGAAGAAAAGATTATTAACCAGTTTGAGCATAATTTTATGCAAACAACTATGCCCTTAATAGCACAACAAAACTTACCTGTAATTGCCAATCAACGTGCCATTAAAAAAAGCACTGACCCTGACGATGAGCTTGCTCGTTTACAAAATGAGTATGTTGACATAGGTGATTTTGTTTACAGTTTTGACTCAGGCTCAGCACCTGCAATTAAAGCTGCTCGCCACAAATGCTTATTAGCAAGTGTAGGCTCATTAAACTTACAGATTGATGAGATTGGCTCTAATCTAACTGGGAACGTAGATGCGCTTAACGCATTCTTAGAATTATTTGACGTTGGTAAAATCAAAGGGAAATTAACTAAAAACAGTAGTGATAATAAACGAGTAGAAGAAATTAAAGGGGCTACACCAACTAACATGATGTTATTTGGTACTCCTAGTCGTCTACTTAACGGTGGTAAAGCAGAAGATGAGTTTTACAGTATGCTGGACACAGGTTATTCACGCCGCTGTTTCTTTGGTTATGCCAGAGGACACACACGTAACAATAATAAAACGCCCGAAGAAATCCTTAAGCAACGTACAAACAATACTACTAGCGCTGATATAGAAGCTATTTCTGACGCTATAGGTAAATTAGCTGACCCAACATATGTTAATAAATCTATAGCTGTTTCTGAACAAGTAACATTACTACTAATTGAATACCAATTAAATTGCGAGCGATTAGCAGACGAGTTACCTGAACATGAAGAGATGAAAAAAGCAGAGCTATCTCACCGTTGGTGGAAAGCATTAAAACTTGCTGGAGCTTACGCATTTATTGATGATGCAATTGAATTAACTGAAGATCACATTTATTACGCAATAAAACTAGCCGAAGAATCAGGTACAGCGTTTGGAAATCTACTTACCCGTGATAGACCTTACGTTAAATTAGCTAAGTATATTGCTAATGTGAACAGAAGCATTACTCAAGCTGACTTAGTCGAAGACTTGCCTTTTTACCGTGGAGCAGCATCTCAAAAAACAGAGATGATGCAATTAGCTATTGCTTACGGGTATCAAAACAATATTTTGATTAAGAAATCTTTTGTAGATGGTATTGAGTTTTTACGTGGAGAGTCTCTCACTGCAACGAACTTAGAGGAAATGCGAGTAAGTTACAGTTCTGATATTGCCAAGGGCTATAAAAATGAAACTGCTCCTTTTGATCAGTTACATTTACTAACTCAAAGTGCAGGAATGCACTGGGTAAATCATCATTTAGTTAATGGACACCGAAAAGAAGAAAACGTATTAACTGGTTTTAATATGATAGTTATTGACGTAGATAAAGGCGTAAATTTATCTACTGCTCAAATGCTATTAAAAGATTATAAAGCGTTGTTTTACACAACAAAGCGACATACAGAAGCAGAACATCGTTTTCGTATTGTTATGCCTATTAATTATGAATTAAAACTAGATGCAAAAGAATACAAAGAATTTATGAGCAATTTGTTTCAATGGCTTCCTTTTGAAGTTGACGAAGCAACTAATCAACGTGCTAGAAAATGGCTGTCAAATAATGGTCCTTATTATTATCAAGATGGCGATGTTTTAGACATCTTACCGTTCATACCTAAAACCAGTAAAAATGAAAAGCTTAAAGAGAAATTTAAAGATCAAAAATCTTTAGACAACCTTGAACGCTGGGTCATTAACAACACTGGTGATGGCAATCGCAATAATCAATTACTGCGATACGCCTATGTATTAGTAGACGCAGGCTACGACTTTGAAGGAATACGTCAACGTGTCACTTCACTAAACGACAAGCTCGTAGACAAACTAGATGAAGCTGAAATATTAGGCACCATTATGGTTACTGTAGGCAAAAAACTCTCTTCTATCTAAATCACATCTGTGGGGACTCCGTCCCCTTTTTTGCAAAACTATTCAATTAATTGGAGACATCATGTCAACTCATATAAATGACCACCTAGTTTTATTAGGCGGCAAATCCACAACTGGGAAATCACATTCCCTTATGGGATTACAAAACCCAGAAGGCGTAATGTATTTAAATTGCGAGGCAGGTAAACGATTACCGTTTCCAGCTAAATTTTTAAAAGGTCCTGACGGAAACGTAGGATTTACCATTACTGATCCATTCCAAGTTTATGAAGCGTTTGAACGCGCAGAAACAATGCCTGACGTACACACTATCGTTATTGATTCACTTACCTATCTTATGGATATGTACGAATCTGACTACGTATTACCGTCAACGAATGGCATGAAAGCTTGGGGCGAATTTGCACAATACTTTAAAAACCTTATGCAAAAGCATGTCGCTAAATCTAGCAAAGCAGTGATCTTTACTGCCCATGTTTTAGACAATTTAAACGAATCTGAACACGTAATGGAAACAAAAGTTCCCATTAAAGGTTCACTTAAAAATAATGGGATTGAAAGTTACTTTTCAACCGTTATTTCTTCTAAGAAAGTAAAGCTAAAAGATTTAGAACCTTACGAATCTGACTTACTTACTATCTCAGAAGAAGAACAACTTCTTGGCTTCAAATATGTTTTTCAAACTAAGTTGACTGAAACAACAGTTAATGAACGTTTACGTGGCCCAGTAGGATTGTTCACCACCAAAGAAACGTTCGTTGACAATAACGTACAACACATCATCAATCGCCTAAACGAATATTACGTTTAAGCACAATTAACCCAAGGAAATAATTATGACAAACCCATTTGCAAACTTAGCAGAAACAGAAACTGAAACTGACTACATTCCAAGTAGCGGTCCATTAGAATCAGGTATCTACGAAGGTATCATTACTATGGCGTACAAAGGCATAAGCAAAGCTGGCGCTGCGTTTATGGCGTTAACTATTGATAGTAACGGTCGCTCTCACTCTGAGAAAGTGTACGTCACATCAGGTAACGCAAAAGGCAACAAAGCGACTTACACTGACAAAAAGTCAGGTAAAGAGAAGGCATTGCCAGGCTACTTACTTGGTAGCGCGTTTGCTAACTTAGCAGGCGACAAAAAAATTCAGGATCTTGCTACAGAAGAAAAAATCGTTAACATCTACGATTATGAGCAGAAAAAAGAATTGCCTACTAAAGTCGACGTCTTCATTGACTTACTGGATTCACCCATCATTGTTGGTTTAGTTAAAACCATTGAAGATGAACGTAAAGCTAATGACTCAGGCATTTATGAAGCTACTGGCGAAACTAGACAGCAAACCCAAATCAATAAAGTATTTAGAGCAAGTGATCGTAAAACTGTTGCTGAAGCAATGGTAAAAGATTCTGCTGCTACTTACATTGATAACTGGGAAAAACGTTACACAGGTACTTTAAAAGATAATTCTAAAGGTACTTCAGGTGTAGCAGGTGCTCCAAGAACTAATGTAGTTGCTGCTGCTGGAAGCGCAGCTAAACCATCTCAGAGTCTTTGGGGATAGTGGCTAAATTAGACGTCGTAGGATTTGACCCCTCTTTGAATAATTGGGGAGTAGCACGAGGTATTTACTGCACTGAGAGCCAAAGTCTTGAGATCTTGGAGCTCGATGTTATCAAGCCTGTTCTTCCAACTGGAAAACAGGTAAGACAAAACAGTAAAGACCTTCAAGCCGCTCTGCAATTATCAAAAGGGGCCTCTATGCATTCTAAAGGCGCTGACGCAATCTTTATAGAAGTTCCCATTGGTAGCCAATCGGCTAGAGCAATGGCTTCTTACGGTATTTGCGTTGGCGTATTAGGATGCTTACGAAGTAATGGAGTACCTTTTTTTGAGGTTACTCCCACCGAGGTAAAGTTAGCCACTGTAGGATCTAAAACCGCATCTAAAACTGAAATGATTGAATGGGGAACTACTCACCAGCCACAAGCACCTTGGCCAACCCGTAAAGTTAAAGGCGTTGAACAAGTAATAACAGGCAAAGCTGAACATATGGCTGATGCTATTGGTGCTATTAAAGCAGGGACTCAATTAGATCTTTTTAATCAATTAACTACCTTATTAAACAACAGGAAATAATTATGTTAGTCGTACTTAAACAAGCTGAAATTGAGCTGGCTATTACCAGCTATATGGCAGCACAAGGTATTTCTAGGCCGGTGACGGCTATGGAATTTACTGCAGGAAGAGGATCATCCGGCATATCTGCTGATGTTCGCTTTGACCCAATTGCCAGTTCTATTCAAGAAAATTGCAAAGAGCCTACTGCAAATACAGTAATGCCTAGCGCAATACCAGGGACTGTAACAGAAGACGAATTAGGTGATGCATCTAATAGTCTTTTTAGTCATTAAATATGGGTATCATTAAGGATGCCCTGCAATTTATATTTTCATTTATTGCAGCCGCATTACTTGTAGCATTAGGCACAGCAATCCTGATATTTGGTGGAGCCATTATGTCTGGCCTTACCCTACTAGCAGGATTGCTGTTTATTATTGTTATTGTGGCTTTTGTTATTAAAGCAGCGCTATCGGGAGATTAATCTCCGTCTATAGCGTCAATTAATAACTGCATTGTAATTGCATCGTCCCAGGTATCTATAAGCTCAAACGCACCGGCACCAAACGGATTAGCAAGCTTTTCAGTAATGACAGAGTCTAATACACTTTGCATTGCTGGGAAGTAAGCTTCCAACATTGCTAAACCAAACGCTCTTGCTGGACTTTCTCTAAACAAGTTAAAAATAGTTTTCTGTATACGTATGTAGTATTTAGTAAACCAAATTAACCCAGTGTCATTTAAGTACTGCAATGCTCTGTGTTGGGGAATATCATAGTTTACAAACGAATCTTGTGCCCTACTCATTGCATCTACTCTTGATAAAGGATTCTTTCTACGAGTAGTAAGATGCTCAACTAAAATTAGTCGCCCAATAAAATCACTGTATTGCGTGGCTTTATGCATTACTTTATACGTTACAGTATCATGTGTCATTAAAACGTTTTTAACACCTGTTTTAATTGCATTGGGAACTAAACGCGTTTTTCTATCAATAGATTCCATTAGTTGGGATTTCATTGAATATGGATCTTCTACAGAATTCACATCTTCTACAATAGTTTGATACAAGCCTGCCGAAACCAACTCATGTACTGGGTTCCTTTCTAAAGCGTCTTCAAGACGAACAATACTCTGCTCAACTTCTCTTTTCATGTCGCCAGCAAAATACCCTGTTTCAACCTTACTTTTTAACGCAAACAAACTTTTTTCGTCTCTCTCATACTTAACTGTATTGATAAAGCCTTTTACATGCCCAGAAATAATTTTATTTATTGACACACCTGTCCAAGCAAGTAATGTTACATTGCTCGACAAGTTACCAATAAACGTAACTAAGTTTTTAATAACTAAAATATCTTTAACTACGCCTACAATTTCTTGCCAAACATCTTCAGTTTGTCTAATTCGTAATTGAGACACACCTAACCCATTTGCTATACCAATAATGACTTGTTCACTTATTTTTCGTTGATCTTCTTCTGTAGGCTTCCAAGGAAGCAAACTATTTATTGCATCAGACAATCCTAATGCACGCTTTTTGTACCCATCAGTAATTGAATATTTGCGATACCCAAAAGTCATGTTGAACACATCATTTTTAATAAACATGGCATTACCGCCCCAAACGCGTTTTATTTCACGCTTAGTTGCTGTAGGCATAAGTCTAAATGCTTCCGCAATCTCTGGATCTGAACTGCTTGCACTAAAGTTTATATAGTCTTTAGGATTTTTTACGTAGTCTTCTTCGTACTGTTTGTGATGCGCATTAACAACTTGATTGTTAATATCTTCAGAGCCTGCCTTATCAAACACATTACTAGCCATTGCTCCCAGTACTTGGTCAATGCGAGTGTCTGGGTTAAAAATAACTTCTTTAGTAGACTCCAACATAAGTTGACGCCATCCAGTAATATCACCTTTAGGATTAAATATTGGAGCTAGTCTAGTTTCTCTATCCGATTGTGGCGTATAGTTTTCAGGTCGTGTCAGTAACGCATTACGTTTATCTTCTTTACGCTTTGTAATACGTGCTGTTTCATTTACATTTATTGTGCCCAAACTATCTTTGCCCGCTAAACTACCTGCTGAACGTTTTCCTGTAGTAGACATAATTCCACTGACAACTTTAACTAGCCCAAGACCTTTTGCTGTGTATAAATACTGTTCTTCGCTAGTAGTGTCATCTTTATCTTTGCCTAACTTACTATCAAAAACTTTAACGTATCCAGCTTTTTCGAGTTGTTCCCCGGTAACAGCGTCTGCAATCCTTAAATCAATATTCTGGTCGTATATTTCTTTAACATACCCTTTTCTCATAAGTGTAGGGTCGTTATTAAACGCAGTTGTTAATGCTTCCTCTTGCATAGCTTGATGCTGTCTTAACGTATACTCTACACCGTTTTCGTTAACTTCTGGACGAGTACGCTCTTGAACAAATAACTCACGCAACGTTTCTTTTTTCGTTTCTGCTAAATATTTAATAGCGTATAAAGACACCAATGGATTAAGTATTTCAACGGCCACTGCCTGATCTTGTGCAGACACGGTATTTTTAAATCCAGCTAGCATTGCTATCTGATGTACGTTTTGAGCTTGATTTTCATGCGTATGGGAAGAAACCATATGGTCAGCCAAATCTTTAGCTGCACTTAAATACCATAAACGATAAGTACCTGTTAACTGACTTTCCATTTCTTTAATAGCGTTATTCAGTTCTATTCCGTCTTCTGCGAATAAGCTTTCCATTTCAGCTATAGTGCGATTAGTAAATAACATTGCTGCGTCAGTACGTAAAAAGTCAGTTACTGCTCTTGATTGCTTGTCCGTCAGTGACGTATACGCAGCTCTTGCTACGTTAGCTACCTGTGTTTTTATTGCTTGACGACTTTGAGTATGTCTATTCCCTAAGTTTAACAACGTATGTAATACTTGATTGTTTTCAGTACGCCCTTGCATATCAGTCAACATAGACATAAATACGCCTTGTTTACCTTCTGATAATTGATTGCGTACTTTTTTAATTACCTCTATAACTTCTTGGCCTCTGTTTTCTAAAACCACTTCACCTACTTTGCCCAATGCTTGCACTACAACAGCGTTTGAGTTTTTTATTTTGTCAGACGTCAATGCCTTAACTAAGTTATTTCGTCCTTTATTTACCAAAGCCTCTATAGTGTCTTCAGCAGTCTCTGTTACTGTCTTACTTCGCTGTAAACGCAATGCTTCTTTCTTACGCTGTGTGGCTAAAGATCTTGCAAGCGTAATTAAACGAACATCTTGTGTTTCTGCACGGTTAGTGCGCGTAATTACTCGACGTAAATTAGCCATTAGCCTGGCAATAAGCGCAGCAGCTTTTTCATACAATGACATTGAAACATCACTGTCTGTTGTTTGTGCAACAGGCAATGCAGCTAAAGCGTTACTTAACGGTTCATACGCTACAGCTAACGCACCAAATTGACTAAGGAAGTCTGATTTACTTTCCTTGCTAGATCTACGTTCAGCAGTAAAAATAAAGGCATAAATTTCTTTAGCTCTACCCATATCGCCGTCATAAAAATCATCAGGTGATAATGCGTTTCTAGCTTCTTCATACAAATCAAACAATTCGTTTTGCGCCAAAGAAGAGCTTGTCTCCATCGAAGTCTGTAAAGCTTGTTCAACTGCTTGTAACGTATAAGCTTCTTGGTCAGTTAATCTCAAAGCACCAAGTGCTTTTGATGTAAATGGCTTTGTTTTATTTAGTAACGATTGAATAAACACATCTGTAGCATGAGCAGGAGACGCTCTTTCTGCTTCAGCCTGGAATATGCCGTATGCGCCGTAAACAGTTTCAACTACTGACTGTAGAGCGTCTCTCATTCGTGCTGTGTGCTTTAACGAAGCACCCCTACCCGTTTTATCAGCCAACGCTTCAAAGACGCGTCTATGGCTAAAGCTAACTGGATCAGAGCTTTCTTGCTTACTAATCTTTTGTTTTGTAGTGGTGGTATTTTGTGATCCACCATTTTCTGTTTGACTAAAGATAATTGAAGTATTTGCCAACACAATAGCTACTGCGTTATCCGCTTTAGTGCTGTCTTTAATGTTTAGTCCGGCAAACAAAATATCTTTAATTGCTTTTATAAATCCTTGTAGGCCCGTAATATTGTCTGTTTCTGTTGGTAGTGCATTACGGTAAGTAATGTTTGCTAACACTTCTCTTTGAAAGCGTTCATTTGTAAGTCCCCAAGACATTAATTCATCGACGTCTTGTGTGGCATTTCCAAAGTCTTTCAAGTCGTTGTCTGCAATATACTGCTTAGCTTTTTTACGTACTTTCTCTAAATTAGCTACTGCTTCATTAACAATTCGATCACTTTTGCTTAATACAGTATTGGCTTTTTTAGCTAACTTAGCCGCTTGCTTAGCAGAGAATACGCGTGTTTTAACTGTTGCATGCAGTAGTTCATGCATCGCCAATTCAGGTGACACATTAGACTGGACCAGGCTAGCGCCTTTGATATACAAAACACCTTGGTTATTATCTGCATTTGCGTCAAACCACCCTAATGCATTTTCAAACCCAGCTGGGATTTCTGTTTCAGTTGTAATGTAAACAACCCGAATGTCCCTGTTAATCTTTTTATTAATTGCAGGGATAAGGCGGCTATATGCTTTTTCCGTAGCAGATACTTCTACACCTGATTTCATTACCCGTTTAAGCTGATCAATCAATGCACCAGCATTAAGATCTTTAGGTGCTATTGACTCAAACCATCGTACTAACTGTTCATTAGCAGGTGTAATAGGCGTGCCTACTTGATCGCCACTTACACTGTCTGATGGCATAGAAGGAGGGCTTTTCTTTTGTGTTGCAGATGGATTCAGAATACCTTCAGGAGCTTTTGCTACTAATGGCGCACCTAAAACCATCAGGCGGGCTTCTATTGCTGCTTTTTGCTCAGCTGTTGGAGCATAACTTGCCCCTTCAAAATTGTACTGGTTTACCGCACGTACTGTGTACAAGTACTGCAGCTTAGCAATTTCAGCATCTTTAGCAACTTGTTCAGTCTCTGCCAACACTGTATTAGCTACTTCACCTCCAGTAATGTCTTCTAAAGAGTTATCTCGTTTAAGCAACTTTTCAAGTAACGCGTCCATCGCTATTTGAATTTCTTTTGAAAACTCAGGATGCTGATCAACAAACTCTTCAAAGCTTTTATTAGTGCGTGCAGCGCCTTCGTAGATTTCAGTAGGTAATGAGTATTCAAGTAACCCATCAAACGTTTCTTTATTAAGCGCTTTTGCACCCGCTATTATATTAGCAATAGATAAGCCCAACGCATCGTGAATATTTAATGCAGGCATCATTCCATATACTGTAGAAGCAATTCCGCTATCTTGAGCGTGAATCCCACCAATTGTTGTTGCAGCACCTGGTGGCAGTTGCACAGTTTTTTGTGCTCGCCCTTTCATACTATTTTTAGATTTAGTTGTTGAATTATTTGTCGGTATTTTATTTTTAAAATTGGTAATTACGTTGTATGCCAGATCCGTTGCTGCAGCTAAACGCGGCTTTTGCTTTGACATTCTTAAGCCTGCGGCTACGTTACCTGACTGCTTTGACATTCTAGTATGCGTAGTCGGTTCCATCGAAGAAATTTGCTCGACGATAGCTTGCTCTTCTTCCAAAGTAAGGTCATGTAAAGGATTTTGTCCTTTAGTACTTTCTATCTCACCATTTGCTACTTTTGTATCAATAAGCTGCTGTCGCAACAAAGTGTATGCTAAATCGTACTGTGCATGAGCAACTTCAGTAGCACTGCCCATTTGATTTCTTACAGAGACGACTTCATCAAAGTTCTCTTCTAGCAACAACGACATGCTAGGTCTAATTGCGTTCCATAAGTTAAATGTTGCTCTATCGTATTGCGACGTTGTAAGAGCAGTTTCTAACGCTTGCTCAAACGACATATTGACGTTTAAGCCTCTAATAGCCTGGGTCGGTTGAATGAACACATTCACTTGAGTCAAAATATCTGTTAAAGCACCTTTATCTTGATCTTTAACTGCTTGAGTAATCTGCTTACTGTAGGTATCTAAAATGTCACTAGCCATTGCTGCAAAGGCTTTATCTGCACCTGCACCAAACATCAAAGGTGTTAAAGGACTTTTGAGTAATTTACGGCCTTCTGAAGTAACTTGATGTTGCCCATCTTCATTCTTAATGATGTCAGGCATGAAAGAAAACATCGCTGTAATAACATCTTTATTTCTTTCTACTGCCCATGCTTTAATATCGTCATTTGGATCTACTGGGTTCAGTAAATATTGGTGTAACAGCTTTTCTAGTTTATCAGCGGCTTTTTCGTAGAAGTCTTGCCCTTCTTCTTTGTATTCAGCAAAATTTTCATGCACAGAATCTTGTGTAAAGAACCCAAATGCTTCGCCAAACTCTAATAAGTTTGCGCCTAATTGTGCATGTAATAACGCAGGTCCATTAGCTACACCATCAACTTCGCCCATGATATTAGCTTCAAACGGCTTACCATTAGCTTCTTTATATTTTGCCCACTGAAGTAATGCATCGAGGCCAGCAGCTTCATTGCTGCCTATATAATTAAGCAATGTCTGTCTTTCTTGTGGTGATACAGTAAACGAATTCAATCCCAGGCTAACAATAGCAAGTGCAGCTTTAGCTTCAGCAGACTCCATTTCTTTTTCTAAGTTAGCAATCGTGTCTGCATTTTTAAAGTTTTCAATTTTTACGCCTAAGTTCTGTGCAACACTTAACTTAAACATATCAATCAAATGCTTGTCTTTATCAGTACCGTCAAAAGCTATTTGTACTTTATAGTCAGACAACCCAATAAAATGCCTAACTAATTTACTGCTTTGTGGGTTAATAGCATTTTGCTCAAAGCCAGCTCGTTGAATTACCCAAATCTTTGCTTGTAAGTAAAACGGTGTTTCTAGTCCATCATCTTCTAATTCTAATAATTCTTTCCACTCTGTAAGCTGCGACAAATCTCGTTCAATACTTTCGTTAACAGCACGTTGTTTAATAGCGTCTGTTACATGCAAAGCAGTATTTTCTATGTCTACCCAACCCATCATCTGCTTAGTAAAATCATCACCAAACTGTTCAAGCAAAGTAACCATATCTTGCTTCATTTGCCACGCATGACTATTTGAAGAATTGACTCGCTCTTGTAGTACTTTAGGTGTTTTTTGCAAACTGTTCTTAGGCTGTTTTTGAGCGTTATTTTTAGCAGCTAGCGTTGGAAATACTTTTGCGCTTTCAGCCCCGAATAACTTAGCAAACATCATCGTTGCGCCTTTAACTTTGTCTGTTAAATCGCCTAACTGAGGGAGTCCTGCTTCTGTGGTTTGCGGTACATCAATTAAAGGCGCTACGCGTTGGCCCGTTGTGTAATCTCTGCGTAAACGGTACGCAGTAATAATGCCTTCTTGATCTTTCAGACTACTTAATGGAACACCGGTAGCTGCTGCATACTCAGCTTGTGTAAACTGGCGTTGCTCTAAAATACCTTCTGATAACAATAAAGCAACCGCATGGTTACCCATTGATGTCGCTAACGTGCTTAACGTGTCTTTAGGCGCATTCTTTCTTGCTTTAAGGCCCAGCATTTGTGCAACGTTGTTACCTATCTCATTTTGCGTGTATTTATCTAACTGCCAACCTTCTCCGTATATAGTCTGGGCTTGGCTCGTCAATGCATCATTAGTGCTGTCGTCATCAACACGAATAAGCGATAAAACTTCTTGTTGTGTACTGTATCCACTGTCATTAATACGCTCAGCTAAATATTGAAAAGCTGCTGTAGTAATAGCATCTTCTACATTACCTTCTAACTGCCCATTAGCATCAACAAAATATCTAAGCTTGTCTCTCCAATTAGGTACACCGTCAACATCTCGCATATTGCCAGAAACTTTGCCTCTCCAGGCTTTGGCATATTGCGCTAAAGCAAAAAGTAAACTCTTATTTTCAGCCGTTAATTCAGCATTGCCTGTGTAAGTGGCTAAAATATTTGCAGCTTTATCTCTAGTCTCTGCAGTTACTTCATCTTTAGCAGGCGCAAATAAAGACAAAAAGTTCTTTTGTCCAATAAAAGCTCGCTTAGTTATATCAGTCGCATTAGTCTTTGCTTGATATATCCATTGCTGAACAATGTTTCGTTCTTTAAATGGCTTATCAACATCTTCTTCTAGCATTACCGAACTTAGTATTTCTACACGGCCTGTTTCTTCGTTTACTTCTTCAGTAGGATTTTCTAATTCGTCTATTAAATTATAAATAAACGTTTCTTCATTAATCTCTGTACTTTCTTGCGCCACCTGCTCTTGCACTGACTCCGGCTGCGCCTGTGTCACTGCTTCGGCAGTTGTTGCATCACTCACTTGCTCATTATCTTGTGGTGCTGGCTGATCTTGTACGGGCGCTTGTACAACGTCTGTTGCAACAGGCTCAACTGGTGTAGTTACTGTTTCATTTTGTGTAGTAGTCGCCGCAGTCGCTTGTCCGTCATCGACGGAAACCGACGCAGGCTCTACTTGTGCATCTGCTGTAGAAGCACTCTCTTGTGGTACTTCTTGCTGTGTTTCAGTAGCTGCCGCTACCTGTTCGGCTGAAGCCGAGACAGGTGCAGGCTGCGTTGCTAAAGTGCCGTCTGCGTTAAAATTTAAATCAATGGCTGCATCAATTTGTCTGTCCATTGCTTTTATAGCTTGAACTTCTTCGATTACATCTTTAACAATGTTTTTCTGTCTGCCTTCAAACGTTAATGTATTAAGAGCTTTGGCATTGGCAGGCTTTGTTGCTGAAGTTGTCCATTCATTGGAACCTTCTGCCGTTTTATAAACATATTGAGTAGTACGTTGACCTTGTGCTCCCGAAGCTAAGTAGGCTGCGTTTCCTTGCTCAACTGCTTTGGCTTTACTGCGATGCCCACTTAACCAGCTCTTAATGTCTTTTTGTTCTTTAACTGCTGATGTTTGGTCGTTAAGACGAACAGCTGTAGCAATGCGTTGGGCATAAGAAGTTAATCCTTTCTTCTTACCGTCTTTAACGTCTTGACCAACTTCACTAGTAGGCGCTTCTAATAAAGAATTTAGATACTCGTTTTGTTGTACGGTAAAGCCAGTAATATTGCTGTTTAATAACTTTTGTGCACGCTCAGGCGTAGCAGCTTCTTCGTTAGCCAACATAAAGCTAATAGATTGTTGTGCTGCTGTAGCTTTTTGCTCAGAAGATGAGTCTTCTTTATCAATGATTGAATCAGCGCTTTCAATTGCTTCAATGGTTACTCGATTACCTGCATTATTTTGTTCGGTTTTAACTTCACCTAACGTAGTAATTAAGTTGTTCATTTCTTTCAAAGGCTTGCCAGCTAAAAATGCTTCGTCTGCTCGAATACTTTCTTCAAGCTCTACACCTTTTGTCGCTAGAACTTTTGCGCTTGCTTGATACTGGGCACGCTGCGCTTTAAGAGTGGCACGTTTTTCTTCTTTAGATAACTCAGGATCGCCTTCATCACGAATAATTTTATTTTGATTCTTTTTCTGCTCTACTAAAGCTTGTCGTGCGGCTTTTAATTTCGCTTTTTTATCACGTATTGTTACTTTATTAACCGTATTAATCTTTTCAGACAAATCTTTAATCTGGGTATCAATATCAGCAACCAAAGTATTGAGTTGCGTTGTTGTTTCAGTAACTTCTGTTTCAGTAAGCTCTGGGTTTTTTAAACGGATTCGCAGCGCATTAGCTGCTTGAGCAGGATTATACGTGGCTGATTCAGGGTTAATTAAAGCGTCTATATCTCCTGATTGTATTGCCATTACTGTTTCAGTTGCTACTGCTGCTCTATCTGAAGATTGCTGTGCATTAACTTTTTTTGCAGTTTCAGTATTTCCAGTTAGTGCTGTGTACACTGCACCGGGTCCAGACACACCAATACCGCCCATAGTACCTAAAGTAGTATTGACGAATATATCTTTACCGTCTAATGGCTTACCGCTTAATGATGATTTTTGTTCAGCAACTGCTTGCAGTCCTTCTGTTGCGCCTTCAACTAACGCACTAGCAGGTGCCTTAAGTACGGTTGCTCCACGATCTGCTAATTTTCTAGTAATACTCGCTGTGTAATCAGCAGCCATATTAGACGACATAGCTTTTGGTTTTTTCCACGTTCTTAATAGTGTGGCATCACCGATATAAGATGCTGCTGCCCAAGTTAGCCCCCAAGCAGCCATTTCTTCCATCTCGTCTTGCGTAGGATCAGCACCGTCATTATTTTTACGGTACTCAATCATGCCTTTGTCAAAAACATCTACGCCTTGTGCCATTACTGATGCGGCCAGTAATGGGCTTGCAATAACACCTAATCCAAGATCAGCTGATGATTGTGCTACAAGATCAACAACAGCTCTTTTGTTATTTAATAGTACGTTTGTACCGCCTTTTAACAGCTCAGCACTTACTTTAGCTGCTGTCCATGCTGTTGCTAAATGTTCACTAGCAGTATCACCAGCTTCGTATTGAGCAAGTAGCTCTTCACGACTTTGCTTAGTTGAGTCCCATGTTTCTGCAGCTTCTTTCGCTGCTTTTCCAGCGTTATCTCCGCGTGCCACTCCTGCATAAATAGGCTCAATAGTTGCAGTGTTGTCTGCTTTTTCTTTTCTTAAATCATCAACCCATTGAAGCACTTCTCTAGTTGAACGATTACGTTTAGTAGCAGGGCGTCGGGTAACTTCTTTACCTTCATATGTACGCTCCAAAATAGCTGACTCTTCTGCAGTTAATGCAGGCGGCGCATTTGGATCTTCAAGATCATTAAAGGGTATAGAAGGATCAAGAATGTTAGCAGTACGTTCTGCATTACGAGAAGCTATATAAGCATTTCGATCTTTTTCTTTTTTGTACAATGCTTTAGTGCTGTCACTTATAATAGATAAATAATCTGTTTCCGCCAAAGTCTCATTTGCGTTTGCAACAGCGGCAGTTATTCTACCTACACCTTCTACGACATTTGCAGCTACTTCTTTTGTGCCACCCCAAAAGCTGCCTCGCTCATCTCTAGTCTGCCAGGCTTTAGCGTCTACAGCATCTCTGTTTGCTATTAGCGCTTCCATTCCTGCTACATTATTTTGCGCGTTCTGTAAATTGAATTGAGACACATCACTGGCTTTGAGCATGTTACCTGCTTTAACGTAATCGTTAATTGATGCGTAATCTGTAACATTAGCAGAAGGTAAAACAGGTGCCGGAGTGTTTTCGTAAAATTTAAATTCTGGCTCAGTGTAAGAAGAAGGATAACTTTCTGATTGCGGTCTTTGCGGAGAGTTAGGAACCAATGCTTGCTTTGCACGAGCCAGGTTATCTACAGTTAAAGTACCTAGTTGAATAGGATCATTGCTAGATGGCGACAACGCAGCCAACTGAACTGCTTTAGTCTGTGTTGCTGTGTTTACTAAATTAGCTTTAGGCGCTAACGCCGCCAACACTTTTTCTGTAGGTGTAGTCATTTAAAAAACTCATTGTAAAATAAAAGAATAGAATTGTTTATTTATTTATTAGTTGACCTATAAATGTCTTCTAGAGCCCTTGCCCTGTTTTGATATTTCGTAAGCACCGCACTCTTCGCTTCTCTATTGGATGCGTCTTCTATTGCATTCGTTTTTGTTCTATCATTTACAATCGTGTTACGCTCTTCTAACGCTAGATTATTCCTTACATAATCACTTGCTGATTCTTCAAAAGCTTTCGTTAAATCACCTTCTTTCAAATTTTCAGTGGTCCTACCGTTGTTAGCCATCATATTATTAAGCGCTCTGACACCAATCGCGTTTAGCTCTCCTTGAGTAAAATCTACGTAAGGTTTAGTATCTTTTGTAGTTGTTATGCCATTTTTTGTAGTAGCTACAGGAATAATTGTGTCTTTCAACGTTTTTAAGTTAGTGTTAATAAGTTCTAAAGGGTTATCAGCCCAAAACTCATATGGATTAACATCAAATCCACTATTTATAAATGCTTCTTTTAGGTTCGACGCATCACTTATATTTTGTATGTTGTTTCTATTAAAGCCGTGGTTTAAATTAAACGTAGTTTGCGCTTGTTCATCTTGTTGGTCAGATAAAATTCTAGCGTTTACTGCAGTTTGTTCTAAGCCAGCAACTTCAGAGGTGTAATTAGCATTTTCTTCGGAAGTAAGACCACGAGAATCTGCAAAAGCAGATCCAATCGGCTCACCAACGTTCATACGGTCTTTCGCTAAAATACTTGAGTCATTAGCAACAGCAAGTCTAATATCACGTTCTGTTAACCCGTCGTTAATCCCATTCTGAATTATATTTTGTAACGTAGATGTACTGTTACGCTGGGTAGTTTTTTCTTCTTCAACTCGTCTTGTCTCTTCAGCAGCGGTGTACTCATTTGTTAATGCCCCTAAATTACTTAACTTAGGGTTAGCTGCAGTAAGTTCTGCAACAGCGGGATCATCATTACCCGCAATAGCTGATCTAAACTGCTCAATAATCGGTTGCTCAGCTTTGTCACGTACATTTTTGTCGTACGTAACACCTGCGTTAAACTCGCCTCGTGCGCTAGTCATTGCATTATTAAAGCCATTTAGAGCAACGTCTTGATCAATATCACGTCCGTATTGTCCTAACTGATTCTGTACAGCACCAGATGCTTGCGCCTCCGCTAACTGTTCAGGGCTCATTTGATTTAAAAACTGTTTGTAAGCCAATGTATTGTTATCAGTTCTAATGCCTGTGTTGTCTTCACGGCGCTTTACTTCGTTGTCTAGCACGCCATTAATAGCGTTGCTGCCGCCAGTAAAGTTTGTACTTGCTGCAGTAAATAAGTCAGCACCTACAGCGGCATTACCCGCACCTTGTGTAACGTTTCTCCAAGTAATAGGCATATTAATTCATCCCGTTTTGTTGCATGTAAGACTCTACAGATTGTGCATCTGCATCTGCTGCTACACGCGCAGTTTGTCTATCTTTAAGCTGCGTGTTGTAGCTAGCTGTTTGTGCGCCCCAGTTTTTGTTAAATTGGCGTTTATCTTCAGCAAAACTCTTTTTAGCTAAACTGTATTGCTTCATACCTACGCCTAATTGGCCAATACCTACTAATGCTTTAAGTGACTGCATACCGTACGCAGGACCGTATTCTCCGGAACCTGCATCTTTTTTGCCAAACATAAAATCGCCTACTTTACCCATACGACTTCTTTCAGCAATAGAATTTGATCCACCGAAATCAAAGTTACCAAAATCGTAACTATCTGCAGTATTTTGCGTACCCAGGTTGATCTTATCTAGCATGGTAGGAGCTTGCCCAAATGAGTTTGGATCAAATGAAGGTGAAGCAGTCCCTCCAAATCCTAAAGCCGCTTGCTGATTATTGTAATCGTAGTTTTGGCCATAGTTTGTTAACCCCAAGCTTTGATACCCGTTGTTAGACAGTGCATAATTTGAGCCATTAGCGCCGTTTATTGGGCTACTGCCTTGGCCAAAATTCATTGAATCAATATAATTTAGTGGCTTATTTGCCATAACTTCTTCCTCTGTTTGTTACACGCTTAGTGATAAGTCTAATGACGCGTCTACGTAATTCTCAATCATGTGGTACGATATTGTTCCAATATTTCCAGCATGTATTGTTCTCCCATAAAACTCTGTTGGTGTTTCATTTGGGAGTGTTAACGGAACTGTCCCTATTAAACTATAAGTATCTAAAAGTTTCTGAGGTTCTAGCTCTGCCATCAAATCATCTAACGTATCTTGTTTTTCTTCGGCTAATAACTGAAAAGCATCCCGTTCTTTTAACAGATCAGTAAAGTCATCTTTTAAGACATAATTAGCGCCAGAAACCATATTGCTAGATAACATAAGCAAATATTTCGCTGCGGCCACATTTGCTTTAGTCACTTCGCCTAACAGCTGAAATTGGCGAGTAACTAAAGCGACAATAGCAATAATCCAAGCAGCTTCTATACCGATTGCTTTAACAACAAAACGCGCTATATACCCTAAAAGAATTTGCATTACTACAATTTTCACAATCAGAATTGCCACTGCTGCCCAGCCTGCAGCTACAGCAGCGACTATTTGTGGTTGCATAGTGATAACAGCAATGACGATAGCAATAATTGTAATAATGGCTTTGAAGACACTTCGTTGATACCATTTTATTTTTTCAACAATATGTGCAGCTGTTATAATTTGATAAGAGCGAAAATAAAGATGCTCTCTTTGAATCATATTGAAATTTTGTCTAACCAGCTCCATGTCCATAGGCGCAATCATTTTTGATAGATTGGCTTGTGTCCATTTGTTGTTGTAGGCTGAGTACGCCTGGTTAACGTTAATCAAGACCACTTCTTCATATAATGTAGGCGTAATTTGGTGCTGATAAAGAAAAGACGGCCTGTCCCCAGTCGGGTTTAATGCGTTAAGGTATGTTCTGCGAGTGCCTACATTACCAATGTAATCTCCACTGTTAAGAACAATTATGCGAGCGTACTCACCAACTTCACCTATTACTCCAGAGCGAGTTTCAAAATTAAGTGCCAACATGCGTAACTTGGTTTTAAAATCTGCGTCTGCCCACGTATGGTAAATTGTTGCGGCAAGAGGAAGACTGAACCACCTACCCGGTGGAGTAGGTACAAAAGGTAATTTAGCGTTAAACATTCGCTTAAAGTACAAAAACAAATATTTAAGTTCTTCTTGCTCCGTCGTGTCCATATTAGGAGCCATCATTAAAACAGCGTAGTCAATTTTATTTGCATCTGGGTTTGAATTTATTGCTGTCCCTAATGCGTCAAAAGTTGTGCCCAGTTTTTCAACTAATTTAACGCTAGTGTCGTATGCGGGTGTCCCCTCTAATGCTGGATTAGTTTGGTCAACACCATTTTTACGTATATGAACAATTGGGAAATACGTTGCAGTTGATGAGTAAAACGGTACGCTACTAGTGGCTAAAAACGGACGGGCTTCTTCTGTAATAGGTTCTAAACGTGCAGGAGGACTCCCTGCAAAATCAGGATAGTAAGTAATGTATTTAACTACTAAGACATTAGTATCTGGATGGTTATAACTATATTTAAACTGAATAGCGTCTTTACTGATAGTATCAAACTGCCCAGGCTCAGTAACCGGCACTGTATCGTACGCACTGACAGAGAAGTCCAAAATAATACTTTGTTCAAACCGTACATTACTTTCATCTATCCAAAAGTAATGTACTTCAGCACCGTCAACTTCATTAACTCCATCACGATATTCAACTTGTTCACCAACACTTAGGGCATTTATCGCCATTTGTTGAGCTAAAGTAAGACCACCCGCCGCAGTGGGAAGCGTATTGGCAAGAGGCGCATTTTTAGCAAACTTAGGTGGCTCATCTCTTTGAGTAGCCGCATCTTCAGGATCTATATTGTAAGTAGAAACTACTTTGTGTAAGTAGACCGGCTCACCATTAGTGCCGAGTAACGTCGGCAATAAATTAGTGTTTACATCATAATTTAACGTGTCATACACATGCTGCCACACTAAATGGTCATGACTTAACGCACTAAAAAATGCGTACTCAATATCAAAAGCATTGTTTAAAATACCGTCTGCAGTTACGTAGAATGCGTCTAACGTTTCTTGTGTGTAAGTAGGATGATCTTGTTGAATGAAGTACAAAGCAGCTTGAACATACTTTGCATTATAATCAATTGTATTAAGCGCATACCCAGAATTCCAAGATTCAGGCAGACCCCAGTAATAGTTCCCATTCTTAGCATATGTATACCCTTGCTCAAACTGATACGAAGGGCCGTTGGCCATGCCAGTAATAAGATTTTCTGGGATGTCCTGATTAAAACGTATCGCTGTATATAACGATTTTTTTAATGTTTCGGGTAATTGGTTGTCGTCAAAAAACCTATCAACTGTACTAAATAAATGTAATTTTTTCTTGCTGCCAAATGCACCCACAGATATTTACCTTTAAACGCCGATACCTGTTTTGAGTTTTCCGATTACTGAACCAACATCTGTGTCATCTAATTGATTATTTGCGTTAGCTTGTGTACCTTCGTCTGTTACACGTCGAGTATTCCAAGTATCTACTAGTATCTTCGCAGCTTTTTGTTCGGCGTCTCGTGCATACCCATTAGTTTGCGCAACATACAAAGCGTTTTGTTTTCCTAATACGCTGCTAGCACTAATATTTGTTCCCAGTGTTTGAGCTTGTTCTGTAGCTTTCTTCTGGCCCAGTAATGCAGTCTCCGCCATAATGCGCAGCTCTTGTTGCATTAACGTATCAAACTCTGCTTTAAGCTTACAAGCGGTAGACTCTGATACTGCTTCTTCAGCAATTGCGTTTAATATTCTTTGTGCAACTAACGAAGTCTCTTGGCTTATTTTCAGAGATTGCCCGTCTACCATTAATTTATCAGCGTCTAGTTTTGCGACTTTGCTTGCTGATAACAAAATTTCTTTATGTGCAATATCTTTTTGATAGCCTATAGTTAATGATTCGTTAGCTAAGTTGTTAGTTATACGATCTTGAAGTATTTCAGCTTCTTTTAATAAGATGCTTGCTTCACCAGTCATTTTTTCTAACTGTTTCGGTAACATCTCTTCAACTTCAAACTCAATCTTAGTAACTTGCGCTTCTTGTATAGCCACTTCTGCAACTGCATTTTGAACGCCTTGTACAGCAATGTTCTTTTCAGCAGTTAATTTAGCTACTTCTACAGGAATAACGTCTGTTGTTTCTAAAGTAACTTTCGCAGCTTGTGCTGTGCTTAACACAGTATCAGCGTCTACTTTTAGTTCTTGCGCCGCGACTAACGTAGCTTCAATAACTACTTTATCTTTTTGCGCATCGAGCATTGCGCCAGCTTTAGGCACGTTTAAAACTTCTGCTGTAGCCATAGCAATCTGACTATCGACTAAATCTTCGTCTTTATTTAACTTACTGACTTGTGCAGTAACTAACCCTTCTTCAACGACTACCTTAGATGCTTGCGCATCAATTAATGCGCCTTGTTTAGGTATGTTAAGTAACTCTGCTTGAACAACTGACACTTGCTCTTGTATTAATAATTCTTCTGTTATTGAATTAGTTCTTTTTTGGATTACTAAAGCAATGTCTGCTTCAATCTTTTCACTTTGTAATACAAAACTAAGTGACTTTTCTAAGACTGCATTAATAGCGCCCAGATAGACCTGAGAATACTCAGGGCCTCGAATTCTATTTTTCGAGTACTCCTGATCAAGGTGCGAAGATACAGACCGCATTAATACGTCAAAGACTCCATTTCCGTCTTTTAATTGCGCGTCTGTTAAATCTTGTATCTGGATAGCCATTAATGCCGCCTTAAAAAATCAATTGGTTTATACGTACTCAGTTGTTCCTGATGCCATTGCTTGGCGCTGTGCTAAATCATGCAATTCTTTCGCTGTTAAATCAGACAAAAATTCAATTGAAAACTCTTTTACAAGCTTTCCTTGACGAGTTCGTTGTCCACGACCATTTGTTTCTGTAGTGAACACTTGGCATTTACGCTCTTCAATGGCGTTTAATATAATCTGTGGTACATGCCACTCTTTGCCGTAAGGAACGTATTTTTTAACTTGCCCTAACAATGTATTACCTACTGAAAAGGTTTCACCTTGCCATTCACGTTTATTCGGATTCATACACGCTATACGTACACGTTGTAATTTGGATGCTGCTTTCTTAATCTTTTGTCGACGTTGTCCCGGTGTTAACGTTACAGTACTTTCATTAACAGGTTGGGCTACAACTTCTTTTACGTCTTTTGCTTCTAGTACTTCAGCAATCTTAGCGGCTAATTTTTCATGTCCAATAGCGGGATGATATTTAAGGCCAAGTACATCTGCTCGTGCTTTTAATACATCTAATTGACTTACTTCTTGCTCTTCATTACTTAGTTCGTTCATTGCGGAACATCTCCGATAACAGAATTTAAAAAAACCTCCTCCCCGAAGGGAGAAGGCTTAAGGGTTTTACTTATACTGTCGCTGCAGTTAAGATTTTTGCGATACGCTCAGGACGCTCTAACAAAAATCCGTAGTACCATTTAATTGACATAAAGCCAGTCTCGCCGTACGGATCATTACGATCTGCAGTAGCTTCGCCTGGTTTTTTATGTGTGATTTTAAACTTGACAGTTTGGCCGTCAGTTTGAAATCCAATGGTTGAAAATGCTTCACTGCCTACACACAACATTGGGAAAACATCAATTTTTCCACCCGTTTCGTATGCAGTAGTTTGAGCGCCAGCATTAGCTCCACCAGCTGCGTAGCTCATCATTTCAGGAACAACAACAATGCGGAAGTTATCGATAGTACCGATTTCTCCATTTACAGTAGTGCCGCCGCCTGCGTAATGTTGCACAGGAATAAACGCTGCATTGCCAAAGTTATCTTGCATTGCTTTCAACGTAGGAATTAACTCAGAACCTACGTATAAAACACGACAAGCAGCAACAGTTTTAGTGTCTACCATACGCGTACCAGTAAACATTTTGGTTTGCTTAGGCGTACGGTTGTTGTCTAGCTCGATAGATAAACGAATTAAATCACCGTATGAAACAACGTCAGTAGAATCAACAGTAGCAGTACTAGTAGCATCACCGGCGTAACGAACAACACCTGCAGAGTTAAGAAGATCTATTTGTAACGTATCTTCAGTAGTCTCAGTTGCAGCGTTAACCATTTCACGCGTAATGTGCATGAGTAAGTCTTCATCACTATCAAAGTCTAAAGACTCTTGAGTGTACTCATCGAAAAAGCCTTGCTTCTCGATAGAACCTTCAATATCAATACGCTTGTGACCAACACGGTTAACACGTCCACCATTTTCAGTAAGACTTGGTAACTTACCTGCAATAACACCTGGATCTTTAGAAGAACCGTACAAGTTACCGCCTTGTGGTACAGCAGCGTTTTCAACTACAACAGTAACGGAACCGCTATCAACAGCAGTTTTCCAATCATTGTAGTTAGCTTCTGTAGCGCCAAGACCACCTACTGAAACAGGTGATTTAGCCCATTCATAAACAACAGCTTCTGCAGCAGTTAAAGCGTTACCTGCACTTGAACCATTACCTACGAAATACGCAGTGTTAGCAGCGCTACCAGGCTCTGAACTAATTGAAGGACTAGTGACCGCAATAGTCACATCAAAACCAGCAGCAACAGCACCGGCAGCATCAATACCTTGATCATTAATGTTTGCGTCATCAAGAATTGGTAAGTAATGGAACTTCTTGATTTTTTTACCCATGTTTTTAGGTAAGTTTACAGAATTCGACAAAGGCATAAAATACTGCTCTTTGCGCGCTTCCATAAGCGCTTTTTTCTCGTACTTATCAGTACGAATTTGACTGCCTATACCTGACGCTACTGCGCCACCGCCGCTTACATTAGCGGGATCGTTATATCCTTGTGCCATGATTAATCACCTATCTCATAAGAATTTTGCGTTGAATTGTTTTTCAAATTCATCGTCGGATAAAGCTAAATACGAATAGTCTTGTTTAGCTTTTGCTTTGGGAGCACCGGCCTTTGTCGGGCTAGCAGCTCGCTTCTTGTCTTTCAGGTTTACATCTTTAACAGCGGGTTTCGCTACAGAAAGGATTTTTTGCGCAGGAGTCGTTTTGGGTTCTACTTTAGCCTGGCTAAGGTTCAAGTGATCAAATCCGCCTTCTTTGTCAATTTTATCGCCTACTGAGTGATACGCTTCTATATCTGATAAACCTTCTAAGCGCCCAAACATCCGTTCTTTATCGACCTGCTGACTGATAGTGTCATAAATGCCATTAGCGACTTGGTCATTGATGATTTTCAGCAGTTGGGGTGACTCTCGAACTTGCAGTTTGCTTTTGTTGTCCCATTTATCACCGACTATTTCTAACGTAGTAGAAAAAGTTGGTGTGTCTTGAATCACAGAAATAACTTCGTCAAAAGCCAGCTCTGCATCATCTACTGTGTGCTTACTTGGGGCGTAGTCAGCATCAGCATCTTGGTCTATATCTAAAGGATCGATGTTGCTGTCTTTTAACAGCTTTGCGATTGCCTTCGGGTTTTTCTGATCAATATCAATTAAGAAATTGAGTTTATCTTCACTGAGGAGTTCGTTCTTTTCCAACAGCTTCATTAACTTAAGATTCGGTTTTAAAGCCGCCATCTTTTTATTGTAATTCGCACCCATTTGCATGAGCTGTATAACGTCATCAGGATCTGTAACAGTCATTTCTTTGCCGTTAGCTTTAAACGGCGCTGTAACAGCAGTGAAAAAATCATCAGTATTATGTGCAGCTTGAGTTTCTTTTTCTGCAGTTTCTTCTTCTAATGTTTCTTCAGGCAGTTCTTCTTTTAATGCATCTGAATCTTCAGTGACGTCATCTTCGCTATCGGCTTCGGCTTCGCCCGCCTCTGCGTCAGATACGTCCGGCTCATCTAGTGTATTTTCTTTTTCTTCTTCGCTTTCGACTTCTTCAGCTTCAGCTTCAGGACGAAAGTCGTCAAAAGATGTTGTGTCCGGCATATCGACTAAATTCATAGCCTCTTCGTCAGACATATTTAGATAATCGGTAATTTGCGCATCAACAGACGGCTTTTCGCCATCAGTAGTTTCATTAGTATCCAACATCCTAGTTCAACGCCTCCGCATGCAGCTCTGCTAACGTATCTTCATCGTCAGTAACAGCTCTAACAGCCATTTCTGCGCGCATTTGTACAATACGAAAATAGCTAGATAACCCACTAATGGCTAACATCTGATTATCAATTTCTTTTTGTGCTTCATCAGATTGCTGCGTATGGTCACCTTTTAAATGCACAAGACGAATAGCCTCATCTTTAAAATAGCTATCAGCGATTAATTCTTGAAAATCTGCATTAGATTCTAAACGCTCTATGCACTTTCCTAATTTAATAAAAGCTTGTGCTTGTTGAATACTAAATTCAATTTCGTTAATTTGTTGTTGCGACATAAAATACCTTTTTTATCATTGCTTGCTAGTTGATAAAAACGTTATAACGTATGCTTTTTCTTTTTTCTGGCTTATTTTCATTTATCCGCTAAATATTTATCTAAAGCGGAGTTTTCCATATTCAAAACGTGCTCTTCGCGTTTAAGTTCAATATTTCCTTGCGATTGTGCTTTTTGTTTTTCTAAATCACGTTCTTGTTTTACGCCAGATTCTTGTTCAATAAAATCTAAGTTTTTCTGATCAGTATCACTTGTTAAGTTTTCTGCTTTAGTTGCATCTAGCATTCCACCCGCTTCACGCTCTTCAGCACGCGCGTATTCACTGGCTACTTGCGCTTTAAGTAATTCGACTTGTAACTGTTTTGCTTCTTGTTCTAACGGATCAGGTTCTGGCTGATAGTTTTCTAACTTTTCAGCTAAGTCGGGCATTTTGCGTAATCTAGCTATGTCAGAAAGCACCATTCGACGAATAACAGGATCCTCATTAGGTCCAACGGTCTGTAACATGAAAGACAGTTCTTGCGCTTTAGCATTGTCTTCTTCAGCTGTGCTAATAGATAAACTTAAGTCAATGTGGCCACCTAAATCGTCACGGCGTACAGGAACAAATTGTTCGTTAGTTACCCGCACAATTTCTTCTTCATCTAAGAATTCTGCGTTCATACTCATGATTTTTCGACCGCATTCCACTAACCCTTCAGCTAAGCGGCGTAAAATGCCAGATTCTCGTTTAGATGCGGCGTCTAACACGCCATTTACACCCGTAGCAGTGTCACCTAACGATGAACCAGATAAACCGCTTTGAGAGAATGCTTGTACACCGGTTAATGACTCTGCTTCCATGTTTTGTAAATTCAACATGTACTGTGCAGACATAGGTATTTCAGGATACGTGTGCATGTGAAAAGCCTGGCGTGGATCGACGTTCGCATTGAACTCGTAATCTTGGCCACGCTGGAATTTTCGGTAATTAGAAGTATCTAAAGCATCTTTGCGAGTACCCATTTGGCCATTGGCCGAACGCGCCATAATATCAATCATGCCTCTAGTAACTGCGCCAGAGATTTTTTGGTTTTCTTCTAGTAGATGACCATCTGGTTCACCGTGCACTCTTCGACGTACTGGTAAATACTGTACTTTGACAAACGGTAGTTTTTTATCAGGGAACGGGCTTTCTTCCATACGGATTAAAGTATTGCCTACCCAAGAAGATACAAAGGGGACTAACGGCTCGTCTTTACCGTTAATTGCCCAATATCCCCAGTATTCATACATGATTAGCTGTTTACGAGGGTCATCTAAGAACGTAAACGATGAGTCGTCTTCAACAGTATGATCGGGATGGCTTAACACTGAAGAGTCACTGATTTGAATCTGATCTAGGTTTTCGTATTTATTGTCTTTACGTAAATCCGCTAAGCATGTTTCTGAGCTGTATATAATAAACTTAGCGTTGTCTAGCTTACCTATACAGGTTGGATCAACAATAATATTGCGGTAATCACAAACATCTAATGTAGGTTGATTAACAATTGTCTGCATCTCTGTGACTACTTCACCGCCTACAATAATAGGACGTAAAGGAACGCCTGCTTCCATAGACATAGCACAAGCTTGTTGTAATTCTTCAGGAACCTCTAGCGCATACGTAGACGGGTCTTGTTCTTTCATGACCTTCAGTTCTTGTATAACGCCTTCCATTTCTGGGTCTGGCTGAAATTCAATGACAGGAATGTTTTTTTCTACTTCTTCTTCTTCAAATTCCCAACCGACTCGAACAATAACAGTACCTTCGTCTACTGCTGTTCGTACATACGAATCAATAAAATCCACTTTATCGATCTTTTGGTTAATTTGATGATTGAGTAACAGCTTATTCTGAATAGCAGCTTCTCTGTCTTCCCAGGTAACAGGCTTTGCGTCAAACAAATCGTAAGTATTAAGAAACGGCTCTGAAAGTGAGGCATAGCGCCATTCTGCTTGTTTACGAATTAACTGTGGTACGTGTTTTGAACGCCCTTCGCCTGAGTTGATCTTAGCTGTACCCGTTACGTTAAGGTTATCTAGCCATTTATCTACACGGGATATTTGATGTTTATGAGACACATCAGCATTGGTTAAATCTTGTTTTAAGTCTTGTAATGACGGCGGATTCTTCCAATCCGTCAATGACTTTGCTTCTGTATCCAAGGGTTGGTTATTATCAACAACTTGATTCATGCTTTAAGGCTCTTTATAGTTTTAGTGTGCTCTTTAGATATAGTCGCAGAGTAAAAAAATTTATTCTGGTGAAATGTTAAGTACAAGACTTTGTTTACTCATCTACTAACAAAGAAATTTTCAATCGTTCTAGCATTCCCACAATTTCATCGACAGTAAACAGCTCGCAATCAACTGCCGTATGTACTGCGTCAAATAAGTGGAACTCAAACTTAACGTAATCTTGATTAGCTTCTTCGAGTATTTTTTGGTCAAGTTTTTCCTGCATTTTTTCAGCTAACTCAGCAATCTTATCCACGATCAGCAGCCTCCATAGTTGGTGGTGTAACAGTGGCTCGACAAACTTCATCACCTGTTGCGTTATAAGTAATAACGTGTGCTGCGCGTCGCGCAACATACCCACCTCTAGCTGCATACGCATCGCGTGAAGATAATGTTGGATGACGTTCAACAACTGCTCCACCAAACTCATCTTGAATTTTTTCTGCGTGATGGTAGTGCCCAGTATGGATATAACAGTTTTTAGCTCTGCCCCACATATCTCGATAACGAGGTTCTGATGAAAATAGCCCTGCTAATTTATTGTTTCCCATCTTGTGTCCGTGATGGAATCCGAGCATCGTACGACCATGCAAGTAGGCGTAGAAAGGAAACTCAGTGTCATCAACATCAAGGCGATCATTTTTTGCATAGATTTTCTTCATTGATTTACGTACCCAAACACTGGACGCTAAATCGTGGTTACCTTCACACACTAACAATCTCACTCGTTTGTGCTTAGTCAGTAATTTTTCGATAGTCCACATGATTACATCGAGGCTTAGCTCAGCAAGTTTGCCAAAACGGGTATCGGCATCGAGTAAGTGGCGGTTCATAGGGGTAACAGCGTCTAACCCATCCCAATGCAAGTAATCTCCTTGGATATTAAGAATGGCTAACTCACTGTCAGGTGTACCCAACATCATTTGCTCGATTGCGTGCAAAAACGTTGCTGAAGCTATTTCAGTATCCCATTCTTCCCCACACTCAGCAGACCAGGCATACATGCCTAAGTGGTAATCGGTTAATGTGTAGAGTGAAAGTAGCTCTTGCTTTACTTTTTTAGGGGCTTTGACTTTTGGTGCGGGACGTACACTGAATGTCTCTAACACTTCACTTAATGCTTCAACACGTTGTGTATCAATGTCTGTTTTAACCCATTGAATACCAATCGTGCCGTCTTCTTTGTAAAGTGTTGAAGTACCTTTAACGTAATGACTGTTTGGAGCAACATGATTCATGTCATTTTCAGGTGAGTAGCCTTTTCGTGCTGCATACGCACGCGCTGATTGCTCTGCCCTGTCAACATTACGCTGATTCATGTTGAGCTCTCGAGCGACCGCTGGTTTGTTACCACATTTAAGCATCGTTTCTAGGATGCGAATCCTACGTTGATGTACAACGGGATCAGCTAAATCAATAAGCTTTTGAATGTCATTACGCAAAATAAACTCCAGTGTTATTAGTATTGTTGATGTACTTAGGTGCTATACCCAACCACGGTCTTGTAATTTTGTACTCTCTCTTGCAGTGTCTACTTGCATACCTGCTGCATTTAGCACTTGGCAAGCACGTTCAAATTTAGCCATGTAATTGTTGCCTTCATGCGCTTCGCCGCTAAACCCAAGTGGGGTAACAACGCGTGCAGCAATGTAAGCCAGCAGTGCTTCTAAATGGGTGACAGGCAAATCAATACTGGCAGTAGTTGGATCTTGTAATGCCGTCTCTGTATTAATCGGCACATGATTAGCTCTGTAAATGACAGTTAAAGTTGTCACTGGTGTTCCAGAAGCACGTTTCAAATCAGTAGGCACTAATAACGTGTTGTATGAAGTTGCACGTACAGCACCAAGGTGCGCTTCTTTATTAAAAGGTATTTCGCACCCATCGTTATCTAACACACGTTCTATTTTCATTACATCATCAAGAAAAGGCTCAGCAGCAGTGTCTTGAATGTATTGATCTGTGCCATTATTACTGACTGCTTTAATTTTGGTTAACACATAAGTGGAACGGCCATCGAGGGATAACGTTAACGTTCCTTCGCGCAACAAAAACCGTTTATGTAACTCCGTCAATCCTAATCGTACCGAGGGCAATATCTTTACAGCGGCCACTTTGTTATTGTCAACATCTTCAGTGCCAGCACTGATTTCAGTACTAACAAAGAGTTGTTGAAACTCGCCAAACGTTAAATGATCGAGAATGTCTTGTAATGTCATGTCAATAAAGTCCTTAAACTACGTATGATGAAATAGAGTGTGAGTCTTGTTCTGTTTCCATGCCCCAAATACCGTCTTCGTCGGCCTGCATCTCGCTAATTTCTGACGGCTTCCACACAGTTAACTGCGAAAGCATCGTAATTGTGTCAAGGAAATCATCGCTTCTGCTGCGGAATCCGCCAGGAGACACTAAACACAACTCGTTCATAGCCTCTAATAAAATAGGGTCTGCTTTTTTCTCTTTTGGAAAATATATTTTTCGTGCTTTAAACATTGGCTGAATAGTGCTGTTAAATCGCTCGTGCTTTTTGCCACCAAGTGAACGAATGCCAGGGTTATTAGTATTGCCGCTACTCGATAGCGGAAAATAAATATTACGAGACATCATTTCGTTTTGAATCCACGGTATGAACCCGCCCTGCTGTCCGTTAACTTCAATACCTACACCTTGTGGGCGGTATTTTTGGGAAAGCCTAAACAAATCATTAACTGTTTTATCCATTAACTGTCTTTCTAATACGCCGTCTACCCAAAGCCAATCGCCTACATTGTTGTATGCCCAGACGCTTATAGCGGAATAATCAGCGGCTTCTTTTTGGCTAACAGCAAAATCAGTTGTTATGTAGAAATTAAACTTATGCTGATTTTTTAGTACGCTGTCTATCGAGTACCAACCAATATCACCATCAAGGATTGAACGATCTTCGTCTGACATAATTCGTAACATCAATTCTTGGTTAAACGTGTCAACGCGCCCAATCTTTACGGCTTTCTCGTACTGTCGTTTTACATAAGCGTAATCAAATCGGTCTGGCCAACTGCTTCTAAAATCTTCTTTTGAACAAGGAAATTCTTCGCACACTGGAAATACGTTAACGGCCCAGGCACCTGACTCAACGGCTTTGTACAACGGGTCTCTTGCGTTAAACGGCGTACCTGACCAAATAATCATGTTTTTAGTAGGATGCAGTGCGTAATCTACAGCTTTATAAATCGTATCTTCTATAGAAGCGATAACTGTTGGTGATCGAGCGTCTTCATCACTTACTAAATCATCTAACACTGCAAGTACTGGGCGTGTGCCCAATTCTTTTGCTCCCCGTACACCCGTTTTTGCGCCGTAACCTTTTACAATAAATGTATTGCCATCTGCGTTTGTAAATTCCCAACGGACGTCAGTAAACCTGATTTTAATAATATATTCTTGCAAAAATTCAGAGTTTTCATAACGGAATTCTAAGTTCTTTCGCATGTTCTTAACGCCGTTATCAATGGAGTCAGAAACGTAAATAGCCAGTGAGATAGGACCGAAACCAGGTATCTCACCGTAAGTACCAATAAACAAAAACAGGTATTCGCCCATGACTGTTGTTTTGGCAATTCCTCGATGACAAAGGTTAGCTACGCGTGCGCCATTTTCTGTCAAAGTGTCTAACATCTTGTAATGCACTAACGGCGTTTTGTGTTCTTCGCCTTGCACACCGTTCACTAATTTAATAAACGTAACGAATTCCAATGCAAACGTACTGGGCACATAATTCTTGTTGTTGTTGTAATCAACTTTTGCAAGATGTTCTTCTACACCCAGCGCTTCTGCAAAATCAAATTCATCACTCATCGTTATAATCAAACTCTAACTGGATGTTTTTCAATTCCGCAGGCGTATTAATGATCTTTTGCGCGCTGCAGTCAGCGTCTACACATTCAATAAGCGACGTTAAGTCAGTAATCGGCACTGGATCACCAAAAATGCACTCATGTGCGACTAAATGCACCCGTTCTTCTGTTTTCATAAAATTCCTTGTTATTTATTCTTCTTCTGTTACTGCGTTTTCAATAACTAACCCTGAATGTGCAATGTCTTGTGCTGTACTAACGCCCGCTTCCAAAGCCAAACGTTGCTGTGCGACTAATTCCATCGTGGACTGACGCAATGCTGCAATTGAGCTGTCTTTTTTGACGCCAATTTCCAACTCAATCTTTTTATTCTCTGGTTGTTTAAGGTGTGTCAGTAAAGAGTTAGCCGCATCACTACGTACTTTTTCACTATTCGCTGTAGTCATTAACTCAGCTTGAGTATTCAACGCTTTTTGAAATAAATCTTGATTAAGTACCCAAGTAGGTACTAAAGATTGCTCTAAAATTAAATTAACTAATTTAGATTTGTTGTACGCAGTAACGTAGCTGGCTATATCTTTAGGCTCGACGCCTTGGGAAGTGAATCGCTTAATTTTTTCAGGAAAAGTTAAGCTGTATGCTTTAATATTTGTCATCCCAGCTAATTTATGGGATACGTACTTGACCGCATCTATATAGTTTGGCAGTTTAAACCTACCTTCACTCATAACACGGGTGTAACTAATTAAGTTCTCACGATAAGCCTCATACATTTCTGGATCGGCAAGCGTGGTATTAATTTTCTTTATTAATTCGGCGTTAACAGACTTCTTCACCTTTGCAGGCAAAGCATCTTTAAATTGTTCAGTAGTTAACGGAGTCATTTACGCGTCTCAATAATTAATATATCGGGAGCGTATAAGTAAAAAAATAAGTTTTCTTGGTTTTTTTATTGTTTAAAAGAAAGTATTTTATTTACTGCGAATAATTAACTGCCACTCTTGCGCTTCATCCCCTAACACTTTCATTAAGTCAGTAAACGCTTTTCTTGAAGATTGCACACCCATAAAAGATTTGCCTTTAGGATCTTGCATCGGCGCAAGCTTTAATCCAACAGCAATGCACCCGTGTAATTGACTTGGCCAATTCGCAGGATGGATCATTATGAAAGTTCGGCCGGAAACATTCGTCACTTCCCAACCACTGGTAAACTTACCACCACTACTTCGAGTAACCACACCACTCTTTCTTTGTCGTAACGTATACGTACCTTCCGGTATGCAGCTCACCATCGTTTCGTTATTTACCCAGGGACGTTCGACGGTGTAATACCGAAACCCAGAAGGTCCCACCATCTCCCCGAACGTACCAAAATCAAAATGTGCGTTTCTTTCTAATAATATTGTTTTCATGGCAGTAACTATCCATGACTTCCTTGTACTTTTCTGATGTTTTAAGAAGTGCCGCTATATAAATACGCTTCTCATACAACATTTTTAAATAGGGGTATGAAACAACGTGTACGTTTTTACGGCGCTAATCACCGGATATAAAGACCTTATATGGTAAGACCAACCTTAGTAATCTAAGAAAGGGTAAAATCTTTTATAATCCTATATGAATCAAGTACTTATCTTTTGGATAAATACCTCAGATGGTCTGTAGCTTGTGCTTCCAGCACGTTAATGGTCTAATACACCACTACCACAGACCACATATGGAACATGTTATGAATGAACAGCCTAAACACGTAACACCAATGGTATCGAGCGTATGGTGTGAGAAGAATGAAAAGACTATATATATGAAATTCTATGTAACCCATAAAGAACATATAGAAATAGCCCAGTCGCTTGGGGATTCAGCAGTATTGCTTTACATGTACTACTTAAGAATGGCGTCGACTACTCATCCAGTGATTACAGATGATCTTGCCGCCCAAAGCCTGGGCTGGAACGCCCGTAAAGTGGCTCGTTATCGTCAATCATTAACCAAAGATAACTGGTACAGGGAAATTAAGTACACCCGACCCGGTGGTAGTCGAGGTGTTGAGTACCATATTGGTAAAGAAGCTGTTAGGCACAGTTATATATAACCACTTGCCTTTACTGGCTCCCGCTGACGCTGCGCCAGCAGCAGGCAAGCGGAGACAGGATTAAAAAAATACCAGACTGTTGCGGCTTCCTGCCGCTATATAGGATTTAAAAATAATAATTTTGAGCAGGTTTTTGAGAAATTTCATATTTGGGTACGAGTTTAGTACTGACAAGACACTAAAACAAAACACTGACCTACCCCCCCTATCATCTCTGAGCACACACCGCCGTGCGGCGAGGGATGGACAATTCCGTCCTACTCCGGAGTATAAGTATCATGATGAAAGCACTATCAACCATGTGGTCAACACTAGAAATGTTATTCTTAGGCGTCCACTCTTTCGCTGAAGCATTCAAAGAAACTGGCGACATCGTCCTCGGTGAAGTCCAAGAGCTATCAGCTCAACAGCAACGCGACCATGCTGCTAAACTACAAGCAGACATCAGCGCACTCAATGCGTAATACCTTACTCAGTCCTTCAATGGGCTGGGTATTTTTCCTACTACACACAAGTACACACACTCAAGATAGACAGTACATAGACAGAAAGAGTACATCTTTACTCCCTGATTCAGTGTTATCTCAGTGTTTTACTCAATCCCTTACCTATCTAGTTCTAACTCCGATACACCTGTTATCTATTCCTGCTTAGCGATACCTATCCGATACATTGTGCTTACGCACATGAATGGAATGTATGCAGTGTGTATACATAACTTATGGAGGTTCCCATGGAATCAGTTACAACAGGTTCGTACGTCACTTACAAAGACGTACCTCACATCATAGTCGCTGATAGTGGGAACTTAGTTAAGATCCTTAATCCATTAAAGGGTCAAGACAAGTTGCAAGTTAAGCGGGTTAACGTACGTCCTATGGCTATAGAGCCTAGCCGTTCTATTAGTTACCGGGATCGTATGTTCTTGGTTACTGTAAAGAACACCATCATTAGTCTTACTAGTGGGCGTGTTGTGTTTACAGATGCTAATAATGGCAACCGTAAAGCTATCTTAGCTGCGGCTCAATCTAGTCAAGCATAAGCCAACCTTCGGGTTGGTTTTTTAATCCCTGAATAATAGGCAGTTCTATGTGCTTGCGCACAAGCATGGATGTTATTACCCAACTCAATCAACCAATCATAGGAGTGTAATTTATGGGCTTACTGGATCTATTTATATACGGAGACATTGTTACGCATCTACTGATGTTACTAACCATTGTCCTTACTTTATGCATATTTCACGCACTTGGAGATTAACCATGCAAATACATGAAAGTTGTTTACCTGTTATCCACGCTTTGAATAACGGTGAGATCAGTGAAGAAATCATTATGGCTAGCGCAGCTGGCTGGTATCTAGGCACTATTCAAAGGGACTTAGAATACGGTTACTTACTGCCTTACTCAAGAGACACTGATTACATGAGTAAGAAGCAAGCTGAAGATTACTACCAGTATGTCTCAGTGCCAGCAACAGAAGATCATGAACACGATGATCGTGAAGCTGACTGTAACGCTGCAGATGCAGGGCTCTACGCATAAAGATTAAGACTTGATCCTTCATGGGATTAGGTCTTTTTTTACGCTTGCGCGTGAGGGTGGAATTCTTGCTGATTAGCGCACGAATTAACTAAACCATCTTACGGGAGAGCGTTATGAACACTTACTTGCACGCAGTTGGCGAACTAATGGGTGGCGCAAAACTTGATCATGTTGTCGATGCATTTAGACGTCGAGAAATGACAGATTTCTGTGTCACAAATAACCCACGTAAAACTAACGTGGACTACGCAACCTTTGTTGCAGAGCGTACTGAATATGAGCTAGTCATTGACACTATGGCGTTAAGACTGACTGAAATACACGATGAAATACAGGAGGTTCAGCATGATTTATAACGGATACCGTACTAAAGCAATTAAACCTATGGCTACACGTCCTCACAAAGCCGTGAGAGAAGTTACCAACGCTGTTAAGGCCATTGACCTAGCGCTTAGCATCTTGTCTATAACAGCCATAGGCTTCGCTTTATATGTTGCAGCTTTGCATTTCATGCCAGTACCTATTTAACAATTAACTAAAGCACTGCCCTAACGGGTAGGCTTTTTTTCTTTCTAAGTGCACACCCATATTCAAGTGCACACACCCAATCAAAACCACACGCATCAGACAGCTCGTAGGTAGTCACTTTTGTGCTAGCGACGGTAGATTGTTTGCTGTTGCCAGCAAGATAGGATTTGTTTGTCCGGTCTTTAACTATTCATTGGAGAATAACTATGACTATAGCATTCGTAAGGGAATCTCGTCCCTCAGAGCTTGACTTTGCTACCGATTATTCGGAGTACTTGTATCAAGAAGAAGATGCTGCTGAAGCAGTAATGTTTGACTACGACTTTGATGTCGCTATGGACAAACATATAGAGAATTTAGAAAAGCAAGAGCATTTTGCTTACGCATAAAAATGGCAAGTCTTTATCCGCCCAATTTCGGGCATTTCATCATTAATTAATTATAAGGAATATCACTATGGGCTATAACTCTAATCCGGTTGCTACTATCGAACGCGCTGCACCAGTTGCTTATGTAAATTGTGCTCTTGGACGTATCGATGGCCAAACTACTGCAAAAGTAGGCGCTTTGAACTTACTAGCAACCAATCCTACGCATGTTCGTATTATTGAACGTTGTTCTGATGCTGACCCGGTTAAAGCCGCTGAAGCTATCGCAGAGCTTAAAAACAAGCTAGTTTTGACATTTAAGATGGCTAACGGCACTTCAAGTGCTGCAGTAGACTTCTAAATCAAAGTTACTTGGGGCCTACTACTTTAATTAGTAGTAGGTCAATCTTTTTTCAGCTAATACACCTTAGTATTATCGTTAGTGAATAAAGTTCCAAAAATATTAGCCTTCTTGTTATCTGTTTGTTAACCTGTAGGCCTACGTAGGTAAGCGTAGGTAAAAATACTTAATTAGTTAGAAAATAATGGATCTTTTCTATGAGTAGCAAGAATATATCGTTTTTCAACGACAATAATAAAACTAAACCCGCTCCAAAAGCCTATTTAAATCTTTGGCTCCCTACAGGACACAATGATAGTCGAAGAAAGTTAGGGTCTATAGCGTTACGAGGTAACTCGGCTGCTGAAAAAGACTTAATAGATTGGCTACAAGAAGACCCATCTCGCGTTGGCTTATTACTGTCTAAGTTAACTATGGATTTTCAAGAAGCAGCGCCAGCTGCAGCATCCGGCTTTGACCTTTCGCTTGAAGCAACTGTAAAAACTTAAACACAGTTATACCTGTATTTAATCACCCTAACTTCGGTTAGTCGCAGCGTTGTGCCTTTAAAAAGTGCAATCGTTTGTGTCTGTTTAATCCACTCGCTCCGCTACGTCCCTTAAACAGCTTGCGCTGAAGAATGCCTTTGGCTGGGCGCTTATATCCTAACACTCTCATTCATCTGTATTTACTTAACCGGTAAAGGTAATCCTATGTCTCAGATAAGTACTGTTACGCAACACGTTGTTGATCCGTATGAACAACAACAAGAGATTGAATACGCTTATTCAACTAAATTTATTGATCAAAAGATCCGCAAAGAAATTCTTGCTTGTCCTGACACTGCCCTGCGCATCACCACTGGCGTACGCCTGTTAGAAGATTGGCTTAAAGATACCTATTACCCCAGCAAAAATGCCCGACTTGCTCAGATTAAAGACATGGATTTACATGCTTTAGTGGTACAAGTTTTCACTGGCATTGCTTATCTGCAAGTACCTACTTTATTTGTCTCTATTACCGCTGCATTAGCTAGTCGACTTAAGTTTGATGACAAACGCGACAGCATTATGACTATTGCGGAGATAGTAGCCGTTCTATGCCATACCGATGCGTATGACATCTACAAAGAGAGCGAATTTAGCGGCTTAAAACTGGTTTCTTGTATAGTTTTATCTGACAGCTTAAAAGATACCATCAACCACGCTGTTTACATGCCACCAATGGTTGCACCACCTGTGCCTATCACCTCTAATTATGAAAGTGCTTACTTATCCTATAACGACTCATTGTTACTAGGACGTGAGAACTCTCATGACAAAGACATTTGTTTAGACGTTATTAACATCCAAAACCAAGTGCCTTTAACGCTTAACTTTGCGTTTTTAGCTGCTGTGCCTGAAGCACCGACACATCCGCTAGATACCTTAGAAAAGACAACGTTATGGGACACCTTCCTAGAACAAAGTCGTAGCGTGTATCAACTGATGCGCAAAAACGGTAATCGGTTCTGGATGACGTACAAAACAGACACAAGAGGCAGACTTTATGCACAGGGTTATCACATTAACCCACAAGGTACGCCTTACAAGAAAGCCATGCTCCAACTGGCTGATTGTGAGCATGTCACTGGAGTACCTACGACCTAATTACACTATACGGAGAAAAACATGGAAGCATTTACCGGATGGCAATACTTACTTATCGACATCGCTAATCAATACGGATTAGACAAAGAAACGTTTGACGTGCGAATAGCATGGACTGCAGACAACATCAAAGAGTTAGAAAAGATAGCTCACAACAAAGAATGGAAAGAAAAGCCGTTGTATCTCGCTGCTGTAATGGCATTGCGTGAAGTGCAAAAAGGCAAACCCACAGGGCATTTAGTAGGGTTTGATGCCGTGTGTTCAGGCATGCAAATCATGTCTGCCCTTACCGGGTGTGAAAAAGGTGCTGCCGCTACTGGGTTAATTAGTACTGGCGAAAGACCGGATGCATACACGTATGTCACCAACACTATGTCTAAGATGCTAGGCACTGCATTGCCGCAAGGACGTACAATGGCCAAAGAAGCCACAATGACTTGCCTGTACGGGTCAAAGAAAGAACCGGTTCGCATCTTTGGTAAAGACACAGATGAATTAAATGTGTTTTACAAAGCATTGTATGCAGTTGCACCCGGTGCTTGCCACTTGTTAGAAGACTTAGTTAACTCGTGGATACCGTACAGCAAACTCCATGAATGGGTATTGCCAGATGGATTTAACGCACGGTGTAAAGTTTACGTACAACAAAAGAAACGTATCGAAGTTGATGAACTTAATCATTCACGATTTGAGTACATTTACTACGATAACGAGGGCGAGGAAAAAGGATTAAAGAACGCAGCCAATGTTATTCATAGCATTGATGCCTATATCCTTCGCTCGTTGATACGTCGATGCAGTTATGACATTGACGTCGTCAACTCAGCTTTGTCTTGTATTACGTATGAAATGCTTCAACGCAGCGTGTTTAATCAACCTGCATCCGCTGGGCAATCTAAAGAACCTGAAGTACAAAAATACATCGATTTATACGCCAGTACGGGTGTAGCAGACATTGTTATCTTAGAACACCTTGCCGTTACTGACTTTGCTGACTTAAGCACTGCACATTTACGCGCATTGACCAGTGTTTTGGACACGCTGCAAACACACGATCCTTTCCCTGTTGTCACTATTCACGATGACTTCAAATGTCACGTCAACAACATGAATCACTTACGCAAACACTATAGAAACATCTTAGCTGATCTTGCTAATGGCACCGTTATTGACGCCATTCTCAATGAACTTCAAGACACTGCCATTACTTACACCAAACGAAGTGAGGGACTGGCACAAAAAATCATGAAAAGTGAATACTCATTGAGCTAACTTGGATAAAACCTGCATAACGGACTCCGTCCGTTGTGTAGTGTTTTTTATGCACTTTATGTAATAGGAATAACTATGAGCAAGATACTTAATAATAATTTAAAAGTTTGTATTGTATGTGAATCACCCACAGATTTATCCACTAACAAACTATGTGGCTTGTGTACAACCAAACAACAAAGCGGTTTATTAGCCGTAATAGGTGTTAATACGCACTTAAATGACAGTGAATTAGACCGTGTACACGTTGATGAAAAAAACTGGGATACCTCACCTTATTTTAAAAGGGGTGGTAAATATACCCACGTTCCAATTGCTGTTTTACATCACAACATGGAAGCTGAAAGTAATTACCTGCTACCCAATGACTACATTGTTGTTAAAAACGACATGATAGAGCTGTTAGATCAAATGACGCATGAAGATTACGCTGTAGAGTATCTACATTAAGCTGTAAAACTTCTTACCGATATTCTAAGTATCAGCATTTCCCCTTTTTTGACTATACGCATCCGATATACGGAGATCATTTTGTATGCGAGTAAAAACGTTTAATTATGAGACTGTTAAGCACTTAATGCTGACACAGCCAGCCAGTTTATACCCTAAGCACCACGCAACATCTGAAGTTGTGGTACATGCCACAGCACAATTACCCATTACAGACACTAACGATTTACTCGCTATTTTAGCGATGTATCGCAACAGTCTGTTACAAGCCGAGGACATTAAACATGTACACAAACACTAGTCCATCGGCACACCAGCAGAATTATGTTCGGCTGTTTAAAAACCACAACAACGCTATTGGCTTTTGGGAAATATGGACAGAAGCTAACGGCATTTATGTGGCGCAATACGCCAAATCATTAGATGGCACTATTGTTCGCCGCAGCTTTAAAGCAAAGCCAAAGAATGTAGGCCGTAGCAATGAAACATTGCCTGTCGAGCAAGCGCTATCCGAGCTTAACAGCAAGGTTAAGACCAAACTTGACAAAGGATACGTCACTTCTTTGCAAGCCGCTAACGCACCGTCTACTAACGCTTTAGGCTTGACGCAACCAATGTTAGCCACTGCATTAGAAAAAGTGAAAAACAGCAGTATTGATTGGACCACTACCTTTGTACAACCCAAACTGGATGGCCATAGAGCCATGTACCAAGACGGAAAGTTTTACTCACGCAGTGGCCAAGAATACTCGCTTCCGCACATCGAAAATTACATCAACATCAGTGCATTAAAAAACCTAAAGCTAGATGGAGAGTTGTACATACACGGTATGTCGCTACAAGACGTTAGCAAAATCATTAAAGCACCGCACAGTGATAAAGCTAAAGCCAAGTTGCAATACCACATTTATGACTCGCCAGACAAAAAGCCGTTTTATCAACGTATGCAAGACCTGACTAATGCTTTTTATCACTATAACAACAACTGGCAAGGCGACATTCCTCTTCTATTAGTAGAGACAGTTGCTGTAGACAGTTTAGAGGCATTAATGACGTTACATAAAACGTATCGCACTGCCGGGTACGAAGGCACGATGCTGCGTTCTAGCAACCAATCGTATGAAGACGGCAAACGCTCTAAAAACCTTATTAAAGTAAAAGAGTTCCACGACGCTGAGTTCAAAATCATTGGCGTTAAAAAAGGCACACCGTATATCACCCCAAAAGGTACGTTCAATATCCCAGTATGGTTATGTGAAACACCTGAAGGAAAAGAATTCAATGTGCTTTGCCAAGGAGACATGCATCAACGCCAGTATTACTGGGATAACCAGGAACACTACGTCGGTGCAAAGCTAACCGTTAAATACCATTACTTAAGTAAATTAGGCATTCCTCAATTGCCTATCGCCCTTAGATTCCACGAATCCTTTTAAAACAGGAAAAACTTATGAACCCTTTAAAAAGTATTGACATGGATAAGTCATGGAAAGACATGTGCTTAGAATTGCAAGTATCCAATAACCATTTAGCGGCGCAACTTGATCAGGCTATCGAAAACATTGTAGCTGAGCAAACCGCCAACGCTTTACTGACTCAAAAAATTGAGCATCTTTCAGATTCTGTTCTTAAGTATAAAAAAACCTTTGGAGTTAAATGATGGGCTTAGATATGACCGTTTGGGCAGAATCCAAACAAATCAATAGTGATGCAGAAAATAATATACGTGAAATAGCTTATTGGCGTAAACACCCTGCTTTACATAATTACCTGTTTGACAATTTTTCTGATGACGCTTCAAGCGACAATGTCACTCCTATTCTTCTTAACAAAGAAATGGTTGAAAAAATATTAGTCGACATTAGCAAAGATGTGTACAGCAAAAATAGTCCAGAGGGTTTCTTTTGGGGCCGCAGTCATCAATTTGACGAACCAGAGTATGTTGAACAAAAAGCCGATGATCTTTCCCAATTTAAAAAAGTTTTAACTGAGTTAGCTGAACCTGACGCTGACAATGTTTTTTATGAAGCCTGGTACTGACCACTCAGTAACGCGCAAACACCTAATATCTTTTACTAAAACATACTTTTAAGGACCCAACAATGATCGACGAAAAAGAAATCAATGCAATGTTACGCGAAGGCAAGAACATTAATTATATAGCTGGCGTATTGCAACGACACCCCTCTTCCATTTACCGCCGCTTGTGGGGCGGGAGAAAAGCTCCGCGCAAAATTAGTAAACCTGCAATTGAGCCATTAAAAATAGCACGTAAATCTAATTAAAAAGGAAGTTATCTTACTATGCAAGCCACTCTAATACGCAGCAGAAGTAGAAGTGTATCTAACGCAGTGAATAAAGCGCTTAAAGATAAATTGTTGTTAGTTGTAAATGAAGACCCTGGCTTATCTTCAAGCAAGTACGCCGAGATTTGCCAAAAACGCCCTTCAGACATTAACAAATTACTTAAAGGACTTGCTACAGATGGGGTTGTTTATTCAACACCACAAACAAACGGTACGCACTCATGGTACTTAAACACACTCGATCACAAAAACCGCAGAACTAAATTGTTATGTCGGCCTTGGGATATTAACGTACTTAATTAAGGAGCCTACTAATGGCCACTATTCGATTAAATAACGAGCTTAGAAAAAGATTAAAAAACAAATTTAGTCAGCACTACAACGTAGTTAACCCAGCACCGTGTGTTGACCAAAACAATATTCCTTTTATAAGAACAGCTATTGATCGAATGCCTGCTCAGAAATGGTTAAAAGAAACGCATGCGTCAGATTCTTACCAAAGCTATAGAAACAATATTCGATTTGTTAGCCGCAGTCATAACGTAGGCATATACAACGAAAGTAAAATTAAAGCATTTCATAAGTCTCCTTTTACAGCAGAAAATTACATGAAAATCATAAAAGAAGACTTTGAAAAAATTCTTTTTTTAGTCAATCACACTGATAGTAAAATGCATTCTAGAATAGTTATCATAGAAATAGATTTTGGTACGATAGAGCCACTTAACTTAGTCTTTCCTAATGAAATGGCAGCCCCAAAAAACAAATACGACGCTAGGGAAATTGCTTTACAACTAGAAGAATTTCTCGAAAAAGACAAAGAATTGCTTGAGGGTATTCTTATTCCTTGTGCAAAAGAACAAATTGAAGCAGCTGAAAAAAAGCAAAACATAACAGAAAAGTTTGAAGTTTTACTTGCTACCTGCACAACAGTTAATCAAGTAATAAAAGCGTATCCAGAAGCGATTCATTTACTTGAACGTGAAGAACGCACAAAACTTGAAACAAAAATTAAAAGACCTGCAAATAACCGCATACCTATTGACTTCGATTTAGGAGAAACCAATCTTATTCTCGAAGCCAAAGCTATCGCATTAATTAATAATGAATATATTTAACATGGGAATTACTCCACATGACCATTACCGTTAACGCAACCCAAGCAACAGCTATGGGACCAGAGTTTTTAAAAGCAAATTTAGTACCTTATATTAAGGGCTCTCCTGCTTGTGGCAAAAGTTCTATTGTTCGTCAAATAGCTGAAACATATAAATTAAAGCTTATTGATTTACGCTTATCACAATGTGACCCAACTGATTTGTTGGGCTTTCCTTCTATTAACAATGAAAAAACTAAAGCTGGTTATGTACCAATGGAAATGTTTCCTGTTGAAGGCGATCCTATTCCTGAAAATTACAACGGATGGCTACTCTTTTTAGACGAATTCAATGGTGCTGATAGCGCAACTCAAAAAGCAGCTTACAAACTTGTATTAGACCAAATGGTCGGTAATCACAAGTTACATGAAAAATGCAAAATAATGGCAGCAGGTAACTTAGCAACAGACAATGCGTTAGTTGAAGAGCTGTCTACAGCTTTGCAGTCACGCTTTGTCCACATGGAACTAAGCACTTGTCCCAAAGCTTGGGCTGAGTGGGCTGCTGAAGCAAATATTGATCATAGAATTATGTCTTACATCCGTTTTAAACCTGACATGCTTTACACCTTTAGACCTGACCATAGCGATTGCACTTACGCCTCTCCACGTACTTGGGAATTTACAAGTAGATTACTTAAAACTATCGACATAGACACTAACCCAAACGCTTTAGAGTTAATAACGGGTATTGTGTCAGAAGGTGTAGCAAGAGAATTTCTCAGCTTTTGTAAAATCTACGAAGACTTACCTGTCTTTGCAGACATTATTGCAAACCCTGAAGAAATGTCAGTACCAACTTCACCTGGCACGTTATACGCACTTATAGGCTCTATAGCCAACAACGTATGTATGAATACCGTTAACCAGGTAATGAAATTTGTTAACCGCATTCCAGTATCTTTGTTTGAATTTCAAGTCGTGTGTATACAAGACATGACTCGACGTAACCCAGATATGCGTGATGCAACAGCAATTAAACAATGGGGCGTTAATAACGCAGCCGATCTATTTTAATTCACACGGTGATTTATGCAGACTATGCCAGCTTCTATTGAAGCAACAGAAGAACAGTTAATTAACGCTCAAAAAGCATTGAACAAAGCTAAGATTCGTATGATGACTTGCGCAGACGTAACATTCTTTACTGCTGTATGTTTTTTTATGGAGCACCGCTTTGACACTTCAATGCCTACTGCAGGAACAGATGGGAAACAAATTATATTTAACCCCCATTTCTTTTTAAGTTTAGATGCAGAAGAGCAAGTGTTTTTGTTATTGCATGAAACTATGCATGTGGCTTTTCTGCATACCCGTAGAGTAGGCAATAAATCTCGAGGACGTTATAACCGTGCAGCTGACTATGTCATCAATTGGTTTTTAACAAGACTGGGTTTTAAAATGATTGCAGGCGGTCTACTTGACGCCAAATATAGAGATATGAGCACAGATGAAACTTACGAACTGCTAGAAGAAGATCCTGATGAAGATGCTAAATGTCACATGGACATCATGCCTGACAACAATGATTGTGGTGCAGATAAAGACGACTTAGATGAGATACTTATCAAAGCACATACCATTACTAACATGAACAAGAAAAATGCAGGGACATTACCAGAAGAAATTTCAATTTATATCCAAAACTTGTTAGCACCACGATTACCTTGGCACAGAATTCTAGCCAAATACATGACAGCGCTTGTCAAAAATAATTACAGTTATCGTAAACCTAATAGACGGTTTTTCCCCGAACACATATTACCTACCCGCTCTAGCAATGGGTTAGATGATATTACTATGTTTTGCGATACATCAGGTTCAGTAACGCAAAAGAACTTTGACCATGTGTGCGCAGAAACTATGGCTATCTTTAAAACTTTAAAGCCTAAGAAATTAACCTTTGTGCAATTTGATACACAGATCAAAAACTCTACCGCATTAAAATCTATAAAAGATTTTTTAGGTGTCAAGTTTACTGGTAGAGGTGGCACAAGAATCCTTCCTGTACTTGAACAAGCTAAAAAAGAAAAACCTAAGTTGGCTATCATTTTTACTGACGGGCACTTTACAAAAGAAGACTTTAACCCAGGCGTTCCAATAATCTGGCTAGTTTACGATAACCAAGATTTTACTTATCCATTTGGTAAAGTAATTCATTATCACTTTGGAGATTAACTCACAATGTTACTTACATCCGTTGTTCTTACTGAAGACCAACAAAACGCATACAATAAAATAGTTGAATTCATTCTAAGCCCAACTGATAACGTATTCGTTTTGACAGGTTACGCAGGCACAGGTAAATCTACTTTAATAAGTAAGCTAAAAGAAAACTTCTCTTCACTTATTGCGACTAAAAAACTCATTTCTGGCGTAACGCATGAAAGAGAAGAGTTAGCGTTAAACTTTACAGCTACGACTAACAAAGCAGCTGAAGCTTTAGCAAGCATTGTTGATGAAGAAGTCACTACTGTGCACTCTTTCTTACAAATACGTATTAAAAAAGATTATCAAACTAATAAATCTGAGCTTAACACTACCAATGTTAAAGAATGTGCTCCTATGGTTTTAGTTGTTGATGAAGCTAGCTATATAGATAATCAACTTTTAGATGTCATAATGAGTGTAACGGCTAAAGTTAAAGTCATTTTTGTTGGAGACGCTTCTCAACTGACTCCTGTAAGCCACAAACACTCCCCTGTTTTTGCGCGCAACTGGCCTTCAGCTAAACTTGAAAAAGTAGTTAGACAAGCAGACGGTAATCCTATTATTGAGCTATCTCAATCATTTAGGAACGTTGTTAACGGCGGTGATTTCTTTTCTTTTGTTCCTGACGGAAATGCAATTCATCATTTAAATAATGTTGATTTCCTAACAGCTATACAAGGCGAGTTTTCAAGAAACACTTGGACACAAAAAGATTCAAAAATATTAGCCTGGACTAACAAAACAGTTATTGCGTATAACGAAACTGTTAACAAAGTTATCAGTGGATCCTCTGCATTTAGTGCTGGTGATTACGCTATCTGTAATGAATATTTTCCTCGTAGAACAGGAAGAGATTTAAAAACAGGTGAATCTGTTTTAATTCATCAAGTTGCTCCTGCTACTGAACACGGTGTCGAGGGGTATCATATTACTCTTTCCGATCGTTACACTCATTTCATGCCTAAAAACATTACCGACAAGCAAAAACGCGTCGCTCAAGCACGAAAAACGAAAGCACTTAGCATCATCGAAGATATCAATAAAAACTGGATCGATCTTCGGGCTGCTTACGCTTGCACTATTAATAAAGCGCAAGGCTCTACATATGACGCAGTATTTATTGATTTAGATGACGTTAGCCGTTGTAGAAACCCTAATCAATTAGCACGCATGTTGTATGTAGCGGTTAGCCGTGCAGCTAAAACCATTTACTTTAAAGGCGACATCGTATGATTGCTAAAAATATGCTTGACCGGCAAGTGGCGCATAAAACTGATCAAGTACTTGAAAGTATTTTTGAAGATGAGCGTAAAAAAGAATATGTTCTCATGCCCCTTACAATGAAAAGAACTCTTTTAGACGCTCTTTTTGCACCCCAACGAAATTACCTAGATAACATAATGCTTGAGTTACAAACTGCCCAAGCATTGACAGGTAACGGACATGCGTTCAATTACAAAGGAGTTCTTTACGGTAATGCAGCTGCGCGAGTAAAAGAAAAGAAAATTCCTCACATGCTCAACCCAGAGTTACATTTTAAAATGGATGTGTATTTAAAGGAACAATCGCGTGTAAACAAAGAGCGTTTATACGCAGTAACAAACTATTTCACTCAAGTCTTTGCTAGAGCGACTACAAAACATGAATTAGAAGTGTTAATCCCAACAACTTTGCTTCCTATGATCAACAACTATGAATTCTTTTACCATAAAGATCTTTCTTACCCTGACCAGCTCATGTTTGAAAGTGATAAAGCTTTAGCTGAGTTTATTGAAGAAAATAAACAAAATGTACTGTATATCAAACAAATCATGACCGAAAATCTTTTATACCCTTCGTAAAGCGAGCCAACAATGCGCCATATTCTGTTTAGTCAATCCGACTCATACCCTATTGCGGTATTAATTAAAGAAGCAGCATTCAATAAAAGTGTTATTGAGCAAACTTATATAACTCCCCTTGCAGACGCTGGATTAAGCAAAGACGATATGATTGTGTACTCTCTTGAGTACGCACAACATAACAAAGCGCCTGCAGCGTTTATGAAACGTTATTTAACTGAAGAACTTCTACCGTCTATGAATGAAGTAGGCGTAAAATATATTTTATGCAGTGACGCAAACTACTTTAAAGCACTTACTAAAAATGTTAAATCCGAACCCTGCTTAGGTTACAAGTACCCTTGTAACATTAAAGGGTATGAACACATGACTGTTGTACTGGGCGTTAATTATAAAACTATTTTATTTAACCCTGCCAATCAACCTAAAATGGATTTATCCCTTAATACTTTTCAACGAGTTATTAACAACACTTACACTGCACCCGGTGAAGGACTTATTCGTTGTGCTGAGTATCCTAAAACAGTTCACGACATCCAAACAGCTTTAGACGCACTTGCAGATTTCCCAACTTTATCTTGTGACATTGAAACTTTTTCTTTAAAACACGATAAAGCAGGTATTGCATCAATTACTTTTTGTTGGTCAGAGCACGAAGGCATTGCCTTTGCATGCGATTACCAAGCACTGCCTGAGCCAGTAGACGGCATGCACGGACAATACCTTCCTAACCCAGAAGTAAGGGCGCTTATTAAAGCATTCCTTATTTCTTACACAGGTAGATTGCGTTGGCACAACTGTTCTTTTGACTTAAAAATGCTTATAGCAGCTTTATGGATGAAAGATTTAGGTGACACCGTAGGATTACTGGAAGGCTTGCACGCTGTAACACAAGCTTACGATGACACTAAAGTCATTGCGTATTTAGCCACTAACAGCACTGCAGGCAACCATTTGTCGCTTAAAGAACTCGCACATGAGTTTGCAGGTGATTGGGGCATGGGCGCTAACATCACAGACGTACGCCGTATTCCTTTAGATGTTCTATTAGAATACAACCTCGTTGATGGCTTATGCACTAACTACGTGTACAACAAGTTTTACCCTAAAATGGTAAAAGACCAACAACTGGATTTGTACACTAATCTGTTTATGCCCAGTCAGAAAACCATTATTCAAATGGAGCTGACAGGTATGCCGCTGAACCCTGCACGCGTGCAGGAGGTCAAGGCAGAGCTGGTAGCAATAGAAACAAAAGCTAAAAAAGCTTTAAACAGTCCACTAATTAATGCATTAAATAAACGGCTACAAACAGACGCAAGATCTGCTGCTAATGCCAAACTAAAAACTAAACAACACCCTATTACAGCGTTTAAGCACGTTGTCTTTAACCCCAACAGTCCGCTGCAATTACAAAAACTTCTTTTTGAAGAAATGGAATTGCCCGTATTAGACTTTACTAAAACCAAGCAACCCGCTACTGGAGGCAAGACACTAACTAAGTTGCTTAATCATGCAACTAATCCTGAGTACAAAGAAATACTAGAAAGCCTTGTTAACCTGGCTAAAGTATCAAAAATACTATCTACGTTTATTCCTATCTTTGAAAAAGCTATTAGCCAAGGAACAGATGTCGTGTATATCCACGGCAACTTTAACTTAGGCGGTACCGTTTCAGGTCGACTCAGCAGCTCAGATCCTAATTTACAAAACATTCCTTCAGGTTCAACGTACGGCAAGCTCATTAAGAGCTGCTTTACAGCACCTAAAGGCTTTGTAATGGCAGGTGCAGATTTTAATTCTTTAGAGGATTACATATCCGCACTTACTACCCGGGATCCTAACAAGCTAAAAGTCTACACCGAAGGATATGACGGCCATTGCCTTAGAGCTTTCAGTTACTTTCCTGACCGGCTACCTGGCATTGTTAACACAGTAGCGTCTATCAACTCTATTGCTAAACAATTCCCTGAAGTCCGCCAAGACAGTAAAGCACCTACATTTGCCTTAACGTACCAAGGTATGTGGATTACTTTAATGAATAACTTAGGTTGGACAGAAGAGAAATCTAAAAGTGTTGAAGCTAGCTTCAAAGACTTATACGCCGACTCAATAGAATGGGTTAATCAAAAATTAATTCAAGCCAGTAGTGATGGTTACGTCACTGTTGCCTTTGGATTGCGCGTACGCACGCCCCTGCTAGGCCAAACGCTTAGAGGCCGTAACAATACGCCTTTTATAGCAGAAGCCGAAGGAAGGACCGCAGGTAACGCTCTAGGTCAAAGTTATGGTCTGTTAAACAACCGTGCATGTAATGAGTTTATGCAAAAAGTTTGGGCATCTCCGTATGCCACCGATATTTTACCTATTGCTATGATTCATGACGCTATTTACTTAGTGATTAAAGACGACATTTCCGTCGTTCACTGGGTAAACAAAGAGTTAATTAAATCCATGCAATGGCAAAAATTGCCTGAGCTCAAACATGACACAGTTAAGTTAGGCGCAGAACTATCTATTTTCCACCCAACATGGGCGGATGAAATAACCGTGCCTAATGATTCTTCTTTAAGAGAAATCTTGCACCTCACTCGAAACTCACCCCATTTAAAAAAGGACGCAGCATGAGTCAACCTAGCTTAGAAGAAGTTGAAGAGCTTCTGAATGTTTTTATTAAACAATCAAAAGATCCGCATAATCCAACATTACAGACAGCGTCTTTGAAAGCCGCTCAAAAAATATTAATGAAAGATTCTCTTTCAGAAGAACAAGCCAATACCTTCTTTGAAGAACCTGAGTAAATGGTTCACATAACGGCTGGAAGATATTGATTTAAAACACTTTATGTGTATACTAAATCACAGGCATAGGAAAACCTATGTCCGTTTTTTTGAACGTACACAGGAGTGTTTTATGGCTACTGCCATTGTTCCAAAAAGTGAAGCAAGAAGAAGCAACAGTATCATTTGTGGTTTTGGGGAAGTGCCTTCGGTACTAACTAAGACTGGACAAATAGGCTGGGGATTACCTGGTGATACGATTACCTTTTGTGAGAAAGAAGCACAACGTGCAGCACAGTGCCTTGATACTACCATCCGAACTTTGATGGTAACCACTACCAAGTCACTCATTTAATAATAAACCACCGCGTTTTTTAAGATCAGAAGTTTTATCCAATAAAAAACGCTCTTATTAACTTAAAATTCATCTAATTTTGCTTTTTACTACTAGACAAATACCCTCATTTTCTTACATACTCAAAGCTCAATCTACGGAATATGATGGAGATTCCCAATGGCTTTGATTAACTTTGTATCACCCCACCCGTTTACAGTGCTTAAAAGAAAAATAAAGCAGTCTGCTCGCCAATTTAGATACAGCAACGACAATTCAGAAAGTTTATTTCACCCTGATAATGGCTTTGCGTATGGATACGGCATAGATAAAGTAGAGGCTGCATTAACTGCTTACGAAGAAACATTAGATTCTTCGTATATAAAAGAAGACGACAGCCCTCTTAATTCACGACAACATCTTTTAAAAGAAGCTGAGCTACTTAACCAAGTGCATCCTTCAAAAGATGTTAGATCGTTTACAGCTGACATTATCCATTACTTACAAACACTGCCTGAAGATGAAATTGTGTTACCACCCACAACAGAGTTAGAAGTAAATGAACAAGAATAAAAACAGCCTTAACTGTTACTTATATCTTCTTTAACAACATACTTACCTGCAGCAATAGTCAATACCTTAGAATCTTGGCTCATTACTACATCGTAGTAAAACGTGCCAGGTCCTGTATCAGTAGTTGTATTAGCAGCTGTTGGAGTAAATTCAACGTCACCTGAAGTCGCGTCAATGGCACCCGCAATTGTAAACGCTTGCGTGGCGGTGTTCTGTGGTGCGTACAAACTATCTACTGTCATCATAAACGTAGCACCAGTTAAATTAAGTGGTGTTTGTTTAGTGTTGTCCGTCCACAACTTAAAAGAATCAGGCCAAGTGTCGCCTTTATATCGTACTAAGTTCTGTTTAATAAAACCTTTTTTAATATAGCTGACAGCCATAATATTTCCCTAGCTACGATTCTCATGAAAAGAATACGCCCAGTCACCTGCATACGCAGTAACTTTAAGACGAATAAAAAAATCTTTGCCGCCATTAATTTTTTGCAGATAATCGCCGCTAATAACACTGTTAGTAGCATCAATGTCTGTCCATACTTTTGCTGAGTTTAAATACTGCATAACTCCAGCTATAGTAGTACCGCCAGATATAGCTACTAAAGTAGCTTGCTCGCATTTAAAGCCGTGCTTTGACGGGAAAACCCCATCATGTGATGCCTCATCATTGTAAATTGAATTAATTAACATATCTTTCTCTCTTTTTTAAAATAATTATTTAAGACCCAAACACATAAACCCAAGTAGCCGGGTCAGCATCGTAAGGGTAAATTGGTTGACCATTTTCATCGTTAACAACCGCCCAATCACTTGAATCTACAGCCATTCTAATTCTTAATGTATTTGGGTATTGTGACGGACCTGGATCTATTAAGTTTTGTGTAACAGACCATGTTTTATTTAAATCAAAATAAGCCGCTTGCTCTGCAGTAAACCTAATGTCAGTTGCTATATTGTTAAACCCAGACAGCGCAATTGTTTCGCCAATAATTGCTGGGTGAACCTCAGTAAACGTAATATACATATCCAGTGCGTTGTAGTTATATACACCTGGCTCTTGTGGCCCAAAAAAGAATGGATACACAGACGATACATTAGTCGCTACAGAGACTAAATTAACTGTTGCTGGAGTAATCGTATAGTCTGAAGCAATAACTGAATTGCTATTACCTTCTCCACCAATTGGAAAAGGTATTACCAAAGGCACATAAGAATCTAAATAACGCGCTTTAACGTATTCAACAACAAATTGCATAAAACATCTCAGACTTTTTATAAATTGAATTGCCACTATTGAATATCGGTATACACATAAAATGTTAAGCTATCCCATCTATTAAAATCCGCTAAGGTTCTTGCCTTAGTCATAATGAGTTACCTCTAAAAAGTAATCGTGCGTTTTTCGTAAGTTATATCAGTCACTGGATCAGTTAAGTCTTCTTTGACGTAACTAACTCCTGCTGTCTCATATA